GAGATGGTGAAGCAGGTGCAACTGGCGAAAGAGCTGCTGATTGGTTTTTCTCCTCTACCGAACCAAGTGATTCTGAATCTCAAAATGGTGATATTTGGATTAACATAGGGGTTACTGGAGGTCAGCAGGTTTACGTTTATACCTCGGGATCTTGGGTCAATAGTGGACAGACTCTTCTTTCATCCGGTGTTTTTTCTACCATAACTGGTATTTCTGGTCCTGGTAATTCTACCTCAAATAATGCAATCTATATAAACGGAAGTCAGAATACTAAGGATCTTGTGCTTTCTGATGCGGTTGGTGCAACATCATCCATGAATCCAAACTTTTCTAAAGTTATGGTTTCAACTGATACTTCGCAAACAGCAGATTTACCTATTGTTGGATTTGCTAAAACGTTTTTGACACAAACTCCTGGTGGAATTGCATCTTTTAAATGGACTCAAACAGGTTCTTCTTATAATCATGGATGGTATTTTCCAAATGAGATAAGACTACAAAGCGGTCTTTCGTCAACATATTCTGCTACAGGTGGAACTATGACTTTACAAACATCTGGTCAAAATATTGTTGGATCCTCCCAAAGTACTGCTAATTTTACAGCTGCTACTGGAACAAGTGGAGCATTTGGATTTTCAACTCCGTCCACGCTTAGTTTTACTTCTAGTCAGGTAAATTTAAGTTCATCCAATTTTAGTGTTGTTCTATCTGTACCGGGTGGTACTGGATATATTGCTGCACCAGTTAACCCTTATGTTCCTTTAGCAAGCCTTTCTGGATCTGGTGATGGTGTAAGTGTTCAAGCTACGTCTGAAACAAGCAATAATTTGCTACAGGTGCTAAACACAACAGGTCAAAGTTTTGTAACTTCCTCCAGACAGAATAAATTTACTTTTGGCTCTGTTGGTGCTACTGGATTAAAGATTGTTAAGGGCATTACTACAACATCTCAGAATTTCTTATCTGATGGGTCTGATAGCTACATACTTTGTGGTAATCCGACAAATGATGTTTGTGTTATTACTCCTCCACCATCCGGAAGTCCTTCAGCCAACGGTAAAGCTAATAGAGTTTTGTTGTCCTTTGGAAGTAATTATTCGTGGGCTTCTGGACTTTTTAGCTCTGGTGTAGAGTCAAGAACTTTTGACTTTTTCCTAAATAGCTCAAATTATTCTTTTGGCGGAATTAGGGTTGTTCAACAATCAAGTTTCCTTGGATCACCACAGAAAGTTTATATCAATGATAATGGGGCTGGAACATCTGGTTGCCAACATATTAGAATAACGTTTTTCCCATCAGTAGTAAGCGCAAAGTTGCACTACCAGGCGTTCTCTGACGATAACTATAAGTGTGGATGGATTACATATACCATTTCAGTTGATCAGGCTGCATCTGGCTTAGATGATGGACTTGGGGGAGGAGGTTTATCTCCATAGCATTTAATTTAGATAGCATTTTGCAACTTAGATAAATATAGTTACCATGGATTTAACGAAAAAAGAAAAAGATCAAGCTAATTTTTTGAAAGATAGGTTTTCTGTTGTAAGAGCCGAAATAGAAACTGTGCAGGAGGAAATGGAATCTCTAAATATAAAAGCTGGGTCTTTAGTGAAGGAGCTTGAAAGACTTAGGGATGAAGAACATGCCTTCGTTCAAAAGCTAAAAGAAAAATATGGAGAGGGTAAGCTCGATCCATTTAAATTAATTTATATGAAATGATAGCTACCCTATCGAAGATAACCTCCCTGCTGAACAACAAAATTACACCAGTTGCTGTGATCGCAGCACTGGCTTTTTTGCTTTTAAGACAATGTGGTATATCTAAGGATGCCAAAAGAGAAGCTGAGAGAAGTATGAACAATCTTTTGGTTCAGCAAGACAGCGTAAGAACTGTAAAGTCCAAACTTGGAAACGCTCTTGCTGAAAAATCTGCTTTCCAGCTTAAGTATAATGAGCTTTCTGAGGAACAGGAATTTCTTATTAAGCAACTAGAATTAGCTAAGAATAAAAAGCCGGGGATTGTAATTGAGACTCAGGTTGTTTATAGGGATACAACAATCATTATCCCCGTTGAAAATGAAATAGGTATTGACACTAGTTATTTAGGTTTCACGTATAATCCAACGTTGCCCGGAACTAACCGATTGTGGGTAAGAGGAAGGCTCCCTTATACAATGGTTGATACTGTACTTGACGGACAAGGAATAACCCTAATAAATCCTGGGTCGGTGAATATGACAGTTGAACAGAAGATAGACTTAGTAGCCGGATTATACAGAGATCCCAAAACTGGTAGACTTTTTGTGAGAGCTTCCACATCCTTTCCAGGTATTTCATTTAATGATATACAGGCTTTAGATATGGTTGACGATCCAGGTACACGTAAGGCTTTGAGGGGTGCAAGGAAACCCTTTGGAATAGGGGTAGGTGTAGGTTATGGTATGTCTTTGGCTACTGACGGATATCAAGCTGGCCCAATCATTGGAGTTGGCCTTTACTATTCCCCAAAATTCTTGCAATTTGGTAAATAAAGAAATATAAAAATGGCATTTTCAACGACATCAAAATTTGTACAGTTAGCTCCATATTTGGTAATGGAGTACCTATATGCTGACCAACCTAATCCGGAGTCATACTTTGTGAATACTGGATCTCCTGCTGTTGGGTTTAACAAATTGGTAAATGGTGTTCTTGAAGATGATAACGGACAACCTTCTGATGACATCCAAATAATGAATTTGGATCAGGATCAATCTACAACTCAGAATACAAGAAACAACAGCGTTGTACAAACAAACCAGAATACGTTCGTTACACTGGATCCTGGTTTGATAGTTCCTTATAATGACTTTAATTCTGATCTTACCCCAACATCGGAATTGGGGATAGCATTCCCATCCAACATCAGTGTAATTTATGATTCAATTAGATACCACATTCTTGCTGGATATAACCTGGACAATATTGATGGACTAATACTCCAAGTACAGTATTTGGATGTTAATGGTTCTTATGTTACATTTTCCCAAATTAAGTTATCAAAAGGATCATCACAAACTTATACACTCAATCCTAATCCGGTAACCATAGGATCTAACATATACGACAAGTACTATGAAGTGAAAATTCCAAGTCTTGTTGATATGAACAATAAGTATGGTGCAGCATCTGGTTCAAATAAAAGTAATACCCTTGCAGCTTTGACCTCCAAAAGTGGAAGGGGTTATCAAACTGCATCTCCGATAAGAATTAAAGCATACCAGATTTTAAGTACTACAACCACTAATGGATATGATACTTATGGTTCTGATCTGTTGGCAGCTCTTTCGCTTGAATCAACGGATCCTTTTAAAAACATTGGTGCTTATATAGCTCCTTCCGATCAAGGAGACTACTTTGAGTATTTCGCAACTGACGATGGTGGATTCCCTGAAGATTTTATCCTCTTCCAAAATTCGATAGGAAATAGCTATTACCTCCAGCACACAATAGAAACCCTTGAACAGGTTGGTGGAGCTTTGCTAAATACATCTAACTTTAGTAATATCCAAACTACTGCTTATGATGTACCTAATTTGCTAAGACCTATAGTTAGATATCCCTCTGTAGCTTCCTCATTTACTTTAAGGTACACTATGACCTTAGTAAATAACAAAGATCAATCTAGACTGATAAGAATTGCTACGTACACTTCAAGCGATGTGAGTAGGTATGGAGCTCAAATTCAGCCATTGCAACTCCAGGTACTTCCTCAGCAACAGAAAATATACAATAAGGTAGCTGGATCAACTAACCTAACAATACCTTCTAATCAAATTAGTCCGAAGGAAATAACTAAATTTTCAAATGTCTTTATTGAAAGAACCCTAGTAAATACATCCCTCACTAATCTTGTAGTTAGTGGAACCACCCTGAGAGAGGATACTGGAAACCAAACAACTGCTACAGCTTCTCTTTCTTATGGAATGGGTAAGGCCTATATAGAGATAAGTCCTTTTGATAATTATTTCAAGTTTACATTTTTCCAAAAAGCTACTGACGGAACAACTAGGAATATAGACCTATCTTCATCTGGAGAATATTCTATGGTTTTTGTAGACAATCAAAACAAAAAGGTCAGTGCACCTTCGATAGTGGATAACAATATTGCTAAGCCTGCAAAAGGAGAAATTGCATTTAAAGTTGATGAGACACTTGCAACAAAAATACTTCAATTTAACAATAAGAAATTCTATATTTCCAATCGTCCAATTGAGGCTAACTCAAACACAGAAAAGACTGGATTTTCTAGGATAAGAGGAGCGGCTAGAAAGCTTGCAGCTAGATCTTTCTCTTTGAATGATTCTATAACTGAGATAAGAGCACAAGAGGCAATAATATCCGAACAGGAGTCTGCCTTAAAAGTTGGAACCTCGAGGATATCTGCTAAATCTTCTTCGGTTTTATATTGGGGTAATTGGGTTGCTGAAGGTGACTCTATTCCTAGTACCGGGGATACTGGTGTCCTTACATCCACAGCTACTACGGAAACTCCAACTATACTAGATTTATTCCCAACACAAACACAAACAACTAAAACAACATCAAAGAGTTCTTGGCAAGTTTATGGATCAGCTTCAGGAAGTGGACAGGCTAATACGCCAGCTACCACTTCTACGAATAGCGTATCTAGCCAAGATTATGGCAATTTGAATCCTGTTCAACGTAGACAAGCTATTGCTTCGGATGTGCAAGGAAAGGTAGAACTTGGTTGGTCTACTCCAGAAATTCTTTCGTATTTCCTTGATCCATCCTCGGTGGGATATAAGCTTTACAGTGGTATTACAAAAGAAGAATTTACAAATGCGGTAGCTGGAATATTTGGCAGGGATGACTTAGCTTTGATTTTAAGCTATGGAGACACATCTGCGGGAAGAACTAATGGTGGATCCGCAGCTAATAAAGGATCCTCTTCGAATCAAACCGGAGGGGACAGCGGAAATCCAAACCGAGGACCACAATTCCCTCCTGTAATCTAGATGTGGAGGATATCATGGACACAGGAGAAGGTCGGGTATATACTATGGAAGGGACAGTAACTCAACTTAGCGAAGGCCTATATCACTTTAGAGACTATGACCTAAGTAAAGCAATAGGAAAGTCTAAGGAAAGAAGATACTCGGTCCCCTTTAAAAAATACTGTAGATGAGCATATTAAACGCAAGGGCTAACAGCTTTTATTTTGTTTTTCCCAAGGGATTCTTTCCAGATGTCGTGCATCAAAAATATATCGACTATCTAAAGAAACAGCCTACTCCATATGATACGCTGACCTCATACATGAACAGTACTATACAGAGTGTTACTTTTCCTTCAATGAGTATGGATCAGTCTGAGCAGGTAAGAACCTTGGGTAAAAGGATCAATTACCAAAGTGCTACTCCGGTTCAAGATCTTTTCAATAGAGAGTTTCAGATATCGTTTAGAATAGCGGAAGGGTTTATAAACTATTTTATAATGCTTGAGACAGTATTAAGCTATTTGGATTTTAAGAATCCTGGAACCTATATTCAGAATTTACCTCTTAGAACTCTGGATAATGAGGGTAACATTATTTCCACTGTAATGTTTAAGGAAGTAACACTAACTTCATTCTCTGAGCTAAATTTAAATTACACCCAGAACACCCCATCGGTTTACACTTTCAACGTTGGATTCAAATGTAACTATTTGGGACTCAATCTTGAAATTGGCAAGGAAAGATAAGATATATAGAATACAAAAAATACTAAGACATGAAAAAGTTCTCAGATTTAACCAAGATTAATGAAATGAAATACGGCCAACCAATGTATGGTGAGGACGATTTGAAACAACATATGAAGGACCTTTTGGTAGCTGCTTCAGGAAACGATCAAAGAGTTTTAAATGACATCGTTGATTGTTTGACTGATGATCAGATGAAGAAGTGCTACGATAAGCTTATCAATGATTACAACTATACCGGTAAAAAAGGTGAGGTTGTAAAGCCTTCTATGTAATAGATCTTTAAGTACGCCCCTTCTCAGATGTTTATCCGAGGACCAAAGCCCTTCCAATGTGGAGGGCTTTTTTGTGTCGATATATAAGTTGCACTTTTAAATAATTTCATTTTGAAAACGTTAGTCGGAATAGACTTTTCACTTAACTCCCCAGCATTTTGTGTTTTTAGAGATAACGAGTTTACATGGGGATCCTTAACAAGAAGTGAAAGGACACCAGAATCTCTAAAGAAGAATACCAAAAAGCCTTATCACATTTTATCTGAGGATAAGTCTGAGGATTATGTACTCCTTTTCATGGGCAAAGATAAAATGCCAAAGGATTATTCAGAGAGGGAAAGAATCAAGATCGATTATTTCCAAGATCTCGTGGATAAATTTTGGTTGGAGATAGAAGATATTTGTGGTGGTGATGACGTTATAGTTGCTATGGAGGGATTAAGCTTTGCTTCCAACGGTAACGCTCTCATTGACATTTCTATGGCTACTGCTTTGCTTAGGAAAAAGATTGTAGATCACACAGGTAGCGACAACTTTTATGTCTATTCTCCAACCTCAATAAAAAAGTTTGCGTTCAAGGGCAATGCTAAAAAGCACGAACTCTATAACGCTCTTGTTGAAAAGGAATTCCTGGAAACTAATCTAAAATCTTTTACTAACATATTAGATGACAATAAGGACGAATGGATTACACCTTCGGGTAATGTGAACAAGCCACTCGATGACATTATAGATGCTACTTGGACTTGTCTCTATTTATATGACTCTATAAAAGAAAAAAGTGAAGATTAATATACTTATACCTCTCGGAGGTGCAGGAAAAAGGTTTTCTGATGCAGGCTATGCAACTCCGAAGCCTTTTATAGATGTTAACGGAGAACCTATGATTAAAGCAGTGGTGAGGAACCTAAATCATCCCTCTGCTAATTTCATTTTCGTTATCAACGAGGAATTCGTGTCCGTGTCAGATTTTGAGAAACATATAAGTGATCTTAATATTACTTATGAAACAAGATCTGTTAGTAAGCTAACTGAAGGACCCGCTTCTACTGTTTTGGTTGCAAAGGATTTAATAAACAACGAAGATCCTTTGATGGTCATCAACTGTGACCAGGTTATATTGGATTATGATCTCGATAACATTATTGACTTTGTCGGGGTTACTGGATGTGACGGATTGCTTGGATGTTTTCTTTCATCTTCTAAGAAGAACAGTTATGTAAAATTGGATCCCAACGGCGAGGTTTGTGATGTCAAAGAAAAAATAGTAATATCAAACATTGCTACCAATGGATTACACTTTTGGAGCAAAGGATCAGATTTCGTTCATTCTGCGGAGGAGATGATTTTACTGAACGATCGCTACAACAACGAATTCTATGTTGCCCCTACATATAATTATCTTATAAAAAAGGGAAAGAAAATACTTCCATTCTTCTATAACCTTCACTTTCCGATCGGTACACCCGAGGATTTAAAAAGATATTTAGGAATTGTAAATTGATGGAAGTATTTAAGATTGATAATATGCAAGGAGGTTGGTACGCAGGTAATTTCTCTCCTGTTGCTTTTCCTACAAGTGATTTTGAGGTTTGCTACAAGAAGCATATCCAAGGTGAAGATTGGCCTAAGCATTATCACAAGGAGGCGGATGAAATAAATTTCCTGAGAAGTGGTAAAATGATTATACAAGGAACTGAATTAGTAGCAGGCGACATATTCATACTTAGGAAAGGTGAAGTTGCGGACCCAGTTTTTCTTGAAGATTGCGAGGTCTTTATAGTAAAAACTCCATCAGTACCAGGAGATAAATTTATTGTAAAATGATAAGTATATTCACAAAAGAAGAATCGTTGGATGTTCAAAAGTACTTTGTAGTAAGATATTTTCTAGAGGCTAAAACATCATTAAGGGATGCTTCCTGGAATCTTGCAATAGGTCAAAGTATTGGCAATCCTAATAATAGGAGCATTTGGGAAACCGATCAGATGTTTTTGGATCACAGCTGCTTCGTTTTGGATGACGAGAAGAAGTTATCCCAAAAAAAATCTGGGGAAGTTTCCATTGCATTCCCTCTTGACAATATTAACCTTGAGGAGGATGGAATATCCCAAATTCTTTGTCATATAGCTGGTGGACAGGTGGACATCGAAGAAATTGTAAAATGTCATATTTTAGATATTAGCCTTCCTGATAAGGTAGAATCTGATTTTTCTCTTGCCCCTGCTTATGGTATAGATGGGTTTAGAAGATTCAATAATGTTATAGATAAGCCATTCTTTGGGGGTATTATTAAGCCTAAAGTTGGTATGAGTCCGGAGGTTCTTCTAGAGGCAGTAAAGGAGATGGTCTACGGAGGAGTTAATTTCATAAAAGAAGACGAGCTCTTAGGGAATCCTAGTCATTGTCCTTTTGAGGAAAGGGTTCCACTTATTTCTTCCTGGTTGAAAGAGAATGCACCAGATGTTATTTATTGCTTTTGTATAAATGGTGATAGCCCATATGCTTTGGAGAGAGCAAATTTTGTTGCAAATAATGGCGGGAACGGAATCCACATAAATGTCTGGAGCGGTCTTGGGGTATATCGTGCTATAAGGAAGCAAAACCCTAACCTATGGATACATTTTCAAAAAAGTGGTGATAAATTCTTTACTGACAAAAGGGCACCATTCCACATCTACTGGCCTGTGATTTGTAAAATTGCTGGATGGTCTGGTGTGGATTCTATACATGCTGGAATGATTGGAGGTTATATGAACCAGGATGATGATGAGATACGGGATACTCTAAAAGTCCTCTGGCATTACAATATAGTTCCAGCTCTCAGTTGTGGAATGCATCCTGGTCTGGTTGATTATATCAATGAATCTATACATAGTGTGGATTGGATGGCTAATGTTGGAGGAGCTATGCATGGACATCCAATGGGAACTAGAGCTGGTGGCTTGGCAATGAAGCAAGCCATCAATAATGATTTCCAAGAAGAGGAATATGTTTGTGCCATAAAGAAATGGGGAAAAAGAACATTTTCTAAAGACCTAGATTACAGGATATTTTAGGATGAGACTAATATCACACCGGGGAAATATAAAGGGGCCAATACCATCAAGAGAGAACAACCTTGACTACATACAAGAAGCTCTTGATCTTGGTTATGATGTGGAGATAGATGTTTGGATATCTGGATCTTCACTTTATTTAGGACACGATTCCCCAAATTCTAAGGTCTCCTTAGATTGGCTTATGGAGAGATCAGACAACCTTTGGATCCACTGCAAAAACATCTCTGCCCTTGTGTATCTAAAGGAGTATGTTGAATTCAATGTATTTTGGCATGAACAAGACAGAATAACTCTTACTTCTAAGTCTTTCATTTGGGCTTTCCCTGGAAATCAGCCCATAAATAAAAGTATCGCAGTTCTTCCTGAGATCTATGATGATCCTGTTAACGGATGTTGTGGAATTTGCTCAGATTATATAGAGAAGTACAAATTTTTAAGTACAAATGAAAGTAGCTCTTTTACTTCCTGGCCAGATTAGGGAGGCAAAAGAAACCTTTCCCTACTTAAAAGGCAGAATTTTGGATAGGTTTAAGCCAGATGTTTTTATATCTACCTGGAGCCCATCTGAAACTATAAAAAATTCCCTTCATGCAGAAACACACCACCTTACTGACACCCTAAGCACCGACACTTTAGCAAGTCTTTATTCTCCAGTAACCATAAAGATGGACAAGTTTGAATCCCCGGGTATATCAAGGATAATAGATAAAGCGTGGTCGTTTGAAAGCTATGGCCCACAAACTGGTGAGATAAATCCAGTTTCGGTTTTCTTGATGTGGTATAAGATAAGACAGTCCTTTCTCCTTTTAGAGGAGTATGAAAACCTAACTGGTGAGAGATATGATTATATTATAAAAGGAAGAATGGACATAAAAATCCACAACGACATCCCTTTGGATCCAAATCTAAAAACTATATGTATTCCTCCCGGTTTTGATTGGAAGGGCGGGGTTAATGATATTTTTGCATGGGGAGGTAGGGAAGCAATGGAACACTACTCAAAACTCTACGAGATGATGGAAGAATACATTCTCTCTGGTGTTTACTTTCACCCAGAGACACTTTTAAAGCATCATATACTTAATTCTGAATTTAACCTTTCCCGCCCTATGGTAAAGGTATCCTTAAGAGGTAAGAGAGTGTGGGAAATTGAATCCACAGGTGAACGAATAGATAAAAAAAATTATGCATATATACAATCTAAGGGAAACTTTTGGGACACTTAGAGATTAAATAAAGGATTTAAAAAAATAATTAAGAGAATCATGAGTAATTTAGACATTTTCAACCTGGACGCAGAAGCGTTCGTAACGAAAACAAAAAAGGAGAATTCAGAGGGAACAGAATTTTACAAACCATATCCGGAGAACGGAAAGGATGGAATTTACAAGTCGCTGATCCGCTTTCTTCCTAATCACGTTGACCCTACAAAGTCAAAAATTCACAAGTATTACGTTTACCTAAACGATCCAAGCACTGGAGATGGATTCCCAGTAGACTGTCCTTCGACAGTTGGTAAAAAATCTGTTTTGAAAGACATGTTCTGGAAGCTAAAGAATTCTCATTCTGCTGCAGATCAGGAATTGTCTAAAAGCTTCTCCAGAAAGGAAGACTACTATTCACTAATTCAAATTGTGCAAGACAAGCACAATCCTGAATTGGAGGGTAATATTATGGTTTTTAAGTTTGGTAGAAAACTAAATGATATGCTTGAAGCACAGCTAAAACCAGAATATGGGGATGCTTGCAACCCGTACGATCTATTTGAAGGAAAGCTTTTCTCAGTTCATACAAGAAAAGTTGGAGAATGGAACAACTACGATCTTTGTTCTTTTGTTGGTGACAGAACACCAGTCGAGATCAACGGTAAAAAGATGGAGAAAAACCAGGATGATATGAACACCATCATGGAATACCTCAAAACTGGGCCAGACAATCTTACACAGTTTGAGTACAAAGATTGGGACGAAAAAACTACCGATCGTGTTATGAATATTATCCAAAACACGGTACCTGATGGCAGGTTGGTAAATGAAGTTTTGGGAGGCGCTAATAAAACAACATCTCCTTCAACTTCATCTTCTTCGTCTAATGAAATTTACAAAGAGGCTTCTTCAACGAAAGTTGGATCTGATTCTACCCCAGCACCGAGTGCAGGTATTCAACAACCATCAGCACCAGAAACATCTTCGTCTTTAGACGACCTATACGCAGATCTCTAAATCTACCTTGAATTGGGGGCTGGCAATTAGAATTGCTGCCCCCTTTTCTTTTTTTGTCTGGTTGGTAATAAATTATAATTGTGTTTTATGGATCTTGGGAGAATTAAGGAACTTATAGGGGATATTTTAAGAAAGGAATTTGCTGGTAACGTAGGAAAGCAAAAAATGTATGAAGCTGTAAATAGGCTTAACATTTCTTGTCCTTATTGTGGTGATAGCTCTAATCCTAGAAAAAAGAGGGGCAATTTCTATCTTGACACCCTTACATATAAATGTTACAACGGGGGTTGTGGTATTTATAAGGATGCTTATAGTTTGTTCAGAGACTTCAGTGTCGCTACTAAGCTTGATGGCGAAGAGAAGAGGGACATCATTGAGCTTATAAAAAAAGGAAAGGAGAAGAGACAAACAACTTACGGTGACGTTGATATTTCTTTGTTTTTTGATGCTGATTTCAAATCCCTTGTAATTCCAAGATCTGACTTTATGAGTGCTATGAACCTTCAGGAGGTCAAAGGGTCAAAGATAGAAAAATATCTTATCAGAAGGAATCAATCCACTGATGAAAAGTTTGCTTGGGATCCAGAAACTGGTAAATTGTACCTTTTAAATCTAACCAAAGACAATGAGATACTAGGTCTTCAATTTAGGAATATGAATTCTTCATATGGTTCCAAGTACTACACATATAAGCTTAGCGGTATTTGGGAAAAGCTTCTAAAAACCCAAGATCAAAACATTGTGGAGGAGGCTAAAAAGATAGATCCTGTCTCTTTTGTTTTCAATGTAGGGAGGATTTCGTTCGAACAAACCATTACAATTTTTGAAGGACCGATGGATTCTTGGCTTTGGAAAAACTCAGTAGCACTTTGCTCTATAGAGAATAAGTTTCCATTTGATGTAGAGAATGTACAATATTGGTACGATTGGGATAATGCTGGACGACAAAAGCACTCGGAATTGCTATCGCAGGGCAAAAAGGTGTTTAATTGGAAAAAGTTTTTGCTTGACCACGATCTACCGATAAATAAGAAATGGGATTTAAACGATCTCGTAAATTACCTTCGGGCGAAGAGGATAAAAATAAGGAGATTAGATAACTACTTTACTGAAGAAATATTGGACTTATCCGATTTCATATATGCTTGAGATGTCAACTGTAGATCAAACCCAAGAGTGGGAGGAAAGCTTAAAAAATGACGATGGAGATTTGAAATTCCCTGTCTCATTTTTGGATAGACTGGAAACTGAGTCTCTGGAGATCAAGGAAGTTAATATAGATATTGGAAAACCTAGACTTGTAGAGTTATCGGTAAAAGAAATAAAACTTGGAAAAAAGCCTAATAAAAAGGGCAATGAACTATTCTAATATGTCAGAACAACAAGAACAACAGAAAACAGATTACAGTAAACTGTTCGAGAGAGAAAGAGCGGAATGGAAGGAAAAAATTCAGGTCATTTCTCTTAGTCTGAAAAACATAAAGACGGTTGCTGAGGCCCAGGTGGAACTTTTTTCTACTAGACAAATACTCCTAGAGTATAGTTATAAACTTGCACAAATTGTAAGTAAGCTTGCAACAAAGGAGAGAAAAATGAGGGCTGCAAAATTAAAGGATTATACGGTTAATAGCGATGTAAGATATGGGTCTAATGAAACTAAGCTCCTAATAGAGGGAGATGTATCAGACATCGTTGAAAAAATACAACTTGTAGAGGGACACAGAAAATTCATCGACCAAACTATACAAACTGTAGATCATATGCTTTATGGGATAAAGTCTCGTATTGCTCTAGAAGAATACCTCAGAGCGAGTACAATAAAATAGTGAAATAATGCTGAGGTTTAACGTATCAGAAGATCAACAATGGCTTATACTTGCACAGGCAAATGACGAGGTAGAAAAAAGACAAATTGAGATCTCGCTAACCAAAAAAATACACAATTGGTATTTCCATCCGCTTGTGAAAAAGAAAATATGGGACGGCAACATTTGTTTCATAGAAAAGAGAGGGCCTTTTTGGAAAGTTCCAATTGGTCTTTGGAGAGAAGTTCTTGAGATTGGTGAGGAGTTTGGTATTGAGATAAACATAGATGGTTTAGAAAATCTAATTTTAAATGACCTCACCCTTGAGGAATTCCAGGGATGGGTGGATGAATTTTTTGGGGATAAGGAGATAACCCCAAGGGATTATCAAGTTGAAGCTGCATGGAAAATTGTTAAGTATAGATACTCTGTTTCTGAGATAGCTACTTCATCTGGAAAGACCCTAATATCCTTCATGATATTTGCTTTTTTAAAGCAGAGGGGTCTTATTAGAAAGTTCCTAATGATTGTGCCTAATACTAACCTGGTATTCCAGGGGAATGACGATTTTATTGACTATGGTGTAGGAGAACTGGGGGTTCGTATTCAACAGATAGGTGGCGGAAGTAAACTCAGAGAGGGATGTGACCTAATTATAGGGACGTTCCAATCGCTTGTAAAAAAAGATGATGATTTCTTTGATGAGATAGATGCTGTTTTTGTCGATGAAGCTCATCACACAAACTCCATGTCGATCAAGAAGATTGTTGCTAAGTGTATGCATAGCAAATGGAGATTCGGCCTTACTGGTACTCTTACCAAAAGAGGATCTGCAGACCACCTTACTATCCAGCAATTTCTGGGACCTGTTGTGGTAGAAATTTCTCCAGACTTCTTGTTTAAAAATAAACACGCTACTCCAGTACACATTAAGGTAGTAAGGCTTGATTGGCTAGATACGGAGATTAAACAAAAGCTTGCTGATCTCAAAGCTAACTCACAAAACCTGGAGGGAAACGAACTTTATAACCTGGAGAGAAAACTTGTAATTGAAAGCGATAAAAGACTAAATTACGTAGTTGACTTTATTTCCAAGACTTCCAAGAATTCGCTAGTGCTTTTCCAGTCTGTAAAAGATGAATATGGTAAGCAGATATGGAATAGGTTAAGGGAAATAACAAATGACAAGGAAGTATTCTATGTAGATGGTGATACCGATGAATCACTTAGAGAGGAGTATAAATCTAGGATGGCTAATGGGGAGAATAAGATTCTTGTTGCTACCTATGGTACATTTTCTACTGGTATCTCGATTAACAACTTACACAACATTTTCCTAGTAGAATCTTACAAGAGCGAGGTATTAATTAAACAAAGCCTCGGAAGGGGGATGAGGAAAATGGAAGGTAAGGATAAGGTGAATGTAATTGACTTTGTTGACGATTTTTCATCTCCTAAATACAAGAACTATCTGCTGAAACATAGTGACGCTAGGATAGAGATCTACAAGAACGAAAAATTCAAGTACAAGATTTTTAAAGTAAAGCTTTGATCCTGGAGTCCGATATATAGGATAAATGAGGAAAAATATGCAGAACCTTAAAAATTTCGGACAATTTCTTTCTGAAAGCAGGGGAGATAAGATTTATCCCGGAGCCAGTGACAGAATCAAAGAAATCAGAAGGAGGATAGAAGCTGAAACCGGCGAGGAAAAGCTATATCAAATGGCTTATGATGAAGGCGGAGCTTTACAGAGGCTTGTGAAGGGAGCTGTTGAGGGAATACAAAAAGTCGGAAAGGGGATAGCAGATTTATTCGATTCTGGAAAAGCAGCAAGTATGGATGCTGATGGTTTGGAAAAAAACAAAGAACAGGTTCTTTCTAGATGGGGAGATTCAATTAGGGCTTCTGGTAAAAACAAGGAAAAAAATTACGAAGAATTCTATAGAAATGCCATTCTAAAAGGCAGATCGACCTTCGGGAAGAAGTTTGATATTAGAAATCCAGAGGGCAGAGATCAGAAGCTTTACCAAGACTATGTTTACTCCGCTTCAAATTATTTTGATGTAGATGGCAAATAACTTATTAAAATTTGGAGATTTCGTATCACTTTTTGAAGGTGGTGCTGCAATTAAGGAGTCAAGGAGGATTAAGGAGTCCGAGGTACCGAAAACTTTAGAATCTATTGAGAAAATTCTTTTCCCACTTTTGGGTGGCGGGAAGGTAGATAAGGAATACCTTATAATCGGTAGTATAGGAAAGAAAAAAAGTCAAAATGATACCTCTGGTGATATAGATCTTGGAATTGATAAAGCATTCCTTTCAAAAAGCTTGGGTGTTTCTGAAGATGATGTATTAGGGTCCCTTTATAAAATTCTTTCTGAAACTCTACAGGATAAACTCGGTTTTGTGCCAGACCTTAAACTAATGAGGGGAATAAACGTCATTTCGATTGGATGGCCAATAGAGGGTGATGCTTCTAATGGGATAGTTCAGTTGGATCTTATTCCAATTTCGGATATGGATTGGGCTAAATTCATATTCTATTCCCCCGATTATAGAAAGGGAGAAAGTAAGTATAAGTCAGCCCACAGAAATTGGTTGTTCCAAGCAATACTCTCCGCGTTAAAAGAGGTAATATCCAAGGACGAAAATAATGAGATAGAAGACTTTTACTCCTACGCCTTAAGGTTAAGCGATGGTATTTATAAGAATAAGAAATCATTTAAAGGTGCTACAAAGAGGCTAAAAAGTCCAAAGACAGTTAAGGGAGAAACATCCTTTATTACTAGGGATCCGGATGAATTTGTTGAGATGATGTTCGGGAGTGGTGTAAACAAGGATGATTTGAAATCGTTCGAAGACGCTTGGAAAATAGTTTCGTCTCCTTCTTTTGTACACGCTGATAAAAAGCAAGAAATTAGGGATGACTTAGAAAGATACCTTGTTAATGGTGGATTTGAAATTCCTACAGAGATTAAATAAATGGAATTTACAAAAAAACATAACGACCTAGTTTACGGAGCATTGGAGGTTTTTTTAGATAAAGATTCGCCTTCTGTTGTTGCTAGGGAGGATGACGGGAATATCTCATTTATTACTGTACTTGGAATAAATGGGGCTATATCCCAAGAGGAAAATGGTAGTGCTACAGTTTTTCTAGAAGGTGAGCCATATTACACAATAGAAAAGGAGGTTTACGAACTTATAGATTACCAGGATGATGTCCCAGAGGTCGAATCTCTTTTAGAAAATTTGGCTATAATACATCAAATGGAATTACAAGATAAATCGAAAATTCTTATAGAAACTATCATAAGAGGATTAGCAAAACTTATTGTTGATCAGAAGGTTTCAGTTGGTGTTGATGTCCAGTTGGGCCCTGTTTTGATTAAGAAGACGGATGATATTGGGAACATAAAAATTCTATTGAATTAAGGATGGCAGGAATCAATCATTTATACGACATTTATAACAAGAAAGGGTCTGACTTTGTTGGTCAGCTTTTCAATCAGTTCGTAACAATAAACGAGAAGATGGACGGGTCTGCTTTCTCTTTTGAGAGAGACAAGGAAACCGGAAACTTTAAGTTTTATAGAAGAGATCAAAGGAACCCAATTACATTGGTTGATAGGACTTTGATGAAGTACTATGAAAAACCAATTCAATATGTAGAGTCTTTGCCACCCCACATACTTGAAAAGGTTCCGAGAGGGTGGAGATTTGGATTAGAGTATTTTGCTAACAACAAGCCTGTTGAGATTGTTTATGATAGACTTCCTAAGAATAATCTTATTCTTTCTTATATCCACAAAATGGGTGATGACGGTAAGATTATTAGTACTATCCAAGATAAGGAGGAGCTAGATAACTGGGCAGATCTTCTGGGTGTTGAAAAACCACCTATTGTATTTCAAGGGGTATTAAGTGAGGACCAAAAATCCGAGCTTTTGGATTTTTTGAATACTCCATTTAAAGAGCTTGTTGAAAGATTTAAAACACAATCCTTTGTTAGGTTTATCATAAAGACTCTTAACCCAGACCTAAAGAAAACTGCTCTGAATGATGATCTTGATAAAGATGTAGAGGGTATAGTTTTCAGATTTGGTGATCTTGAGGGTGATAGCGATACTGTCCTTGCAAAAATGGTCGACCCTATCTTTACTGAGATTGCAAAACAAAAGTTTGCTGATAGGAAGAGTAAAAAGCCTTCAGACTTTCTTGGTATAACTGTGATGGACGTTATGAACTTCATTTTAGAAAAAGGATTATCTGAGTTTGAAGTTAACGGAGATTCAGAGGATGAGAGATATATTTCGTTTATGAGCGATGTATTTGTGAAATTCCTTGATGAATATGCAGAGAAATATAGAGGAACTGATTTTGACGAACCTGAATATCTAAAGAGAGACGAGTTCAGACTAAATCGTGATAAGATTAAGGACAGGAGGGTTCTTAAATACATTGAGAAAGACGATTCGTTTGAATCTTTATTCAAGTTGATACTTAACTCTTTTAGAAAAATCAAGACAAGAGCTGGCGGTATTATAACTTCTGGTATGAAGGATCAAATTAATTTGCTGATCAAGGACATTAAGGATTACATTAAGCGTCCTGCTAAAAATGTGAACGAATCAAAGTTCATAAGCTTTGGTGACTTTAGAAGGGAAATGTCTCCATCTGTAGATTATATTCAGGAGGAGGATGAAGAATTTGAAACTTCTGATGATCCACTAGTTTCTTACCAAGAATTTATCTCCAAATTAGAGACAATTGATAATGAGGAAATTCCAGAGGAAGTAGATATACTGCAAGAAGATGTCTCTGACGAAAGAAAGCCGGTTAATGTTATTATGGGTAGATTCCAGCCTTTCCATCATGGGCATCTGAAAATGGCTAAAGCCCTTAAGGAAAAGAACGATCTACCTTCTTATGTAGTTGTGGTTTATCCAGGCCACAATAAGTCAGGAAAATCCCCATTTGACAACGATTCCATAAAAATGTATATGGATTCCATCGTATCAAACAACGAGGAGATAGAGGGATATATGATGGTAAACAGGGGTCTTTTAGGATCTGCTATATCAAAGCTAATCGATATGGGATATGACCCAAGGCTAATTGGTGCTGGTCCAGACAGAAAAGATGACTATACCAAGCAGATTGACTATATCAAGATGTCTGATATAAAAGACAAGATTAGCGACGAGCTAGAAATTGTGGAAACACCAAGGGTAACAAGTGGTACTGATGTAAGACAAGCCATTAAAGACCAAGACTTTTCAAAGTTTAAAAAGATGGTTCCACAAGAGGTATCAAATCTCTACAACGACCTTATTACGAAGGTACGGGACTGATATATAAAAAAATACAATTTGTAAGGTGGAAAAAAGAATACAGAATTTCTCAGACTTTTTAAAATCCAATCCGGTTAATGAGGGTGACGGGTTTGGTACTTTCCCATTTCTCCTGATAAAAGATGGTGATATCTACAATTACCTATTTCAGCTTGAATTGGAAAATGGAGCTCAAAAAGGATTTATGTTGGTAGTTGGTAAGTATTCCAAATATGAATCTATGGAGGGTCCAAAAAACTCTTATGCAGTCCTAAACATAAACGAGATTGCTCCTGAGATCATAGAAGATATAGCTATAAAGAAGTCGGAGGTCCCAGATTTAAATGACCAAAAGTTTACCCTGAGGGATAATGATCTCAGTAGATTTTTGGAGCAAATATCTAAGGCCCTTTTAAATTATCTCGAGAAGAATTCTAAAGTAATTCGTATATTTGACGAAATGCAAGATAATATCGAGATTGAAAACTATGAGGAAATGCTAAAATCCGTTTTACTTTCATTCCTCGGACCTGAATGGTCAATGCAAGAGGGATCTCATAAAGGGACTTTCATCATCAGTAGATAATGTAGATCGAAACATTTATTTCTAACCCAAGTATAAATAAGGAAAATTAAATCAATTATGGAAAATTTTGACCAGATTAAAGCCGTTATGGAAGCTGCAGAAGCTGACGTAGCAAAGTTTGTTGAGAAAGGCAATAAAGCTGCAGGAACTAGAGTTCGTCAAGCTATGCAAGAAGTTAAAAAACTAGCTCAGCAAGTAAGGTTGGATGTTCAAGAGATGAAGAACAACTCTTAAGAGAACCCAATTACAAACAGATATTAGGCAGCCCTCCCGGCTGCCTTTTCTGTTTCTTGTGGGATGGAATAATTTACAAAAGGTGATATATAAACAGTAAATTTATATACAATGGGATACTACGTAGCAAAAGTAAACTTTGAGTCAACCGAAACAAAAAGAAACGGTGACCCAGTAATTCACAAGTCTGAATTTCTAGTAGCAGCAGAATCTGTTTTGGAAGTTGAGACTAAAGTAGCAGAGTTCTTAGAAGGAACCACTGGATTTTTTGAGACCACTCAAATTTCAAAATCCAAAATAGAAGCAGTTATAGACTAATGGCAAAAACTGGCAGTTATATTCCCCCGCAGTCACCCATAGCCATACAACCTGGCGATAAGGGGTTTGAAATAGTTGGGAAGGGTTATAATAGATGGCTTTGGACTTATCCAGATTGGAAAAAGAAAAAGAAGAAAATAATTAATCCTGCTGCTAACTGGGAATTAAATGCCAAGCCAATGTCTCCCGAGGAGATCAAGAAGAAAATGAAAGGTCTCTATTTGCAGGAGGATTCTGAGAAAATGGAGGGTGGTGTTTCTTCAGGTAAGAATATTAAGGATACCAAACTTAAGAAGATTGAGGAAGGTATGAAGATCATTATTCCCTTTGAAAAATATAATTTGTAATCATGCCTTCAGTAAGTAAAGCACAGCAAGCAATAATGGGTCAAGCTTGGGCTCTTAGACAAGACGAGTTAAAAGCTTCTGATATTGATCCTAAGTATCGTGAGGAGATCGAAAAGATAGCTTTTGGATATAAGGATAAGGATGGAAAATTTGTTCCCCCTATGTCGGATAAGGAACTTAAGAAATTTGCAAAAACCAAATCAAAGGATTTACCTGAGATTGTTAAAGATGGCAAACCAATAAACGAAGATGGAGGCGCTATCCAGGGAGAAATTGCAGTTAACACTGGTGTTGTTGACTCTAAGGGTCTTCCATCAATTTCCCCAAGGATGAGTTTTGGTGGAGACATCAAGCCAATCATACCATACCTTAACCCAGATTCTAAAAAATCAAAGGCTGGTAAAAAGAACCTTGAAAATCTAAAGGATTACAGGGATTGGATAAAGGAACAGAAGAAATGATAAACCTGTTTGAGTTTGGTAGGTATGATCCTAGATCCGAATATCTCGAAGATGAGAGAAGGAACATTGATCTAGATAGCATTAGAAAGTCTGATGCCTATAGGGATATCATTGATCTGGGATTTGCTGAAGAAACATCAGATCAACAGGAACTTAACAATACTCTCAAGTTTAGAAGAAAAAAACAGCCGGAAGTTAAGGGATATGCAGACGTCTTTTATACTATTCACCCAACCGGTGTGGTAAGAAGATATAATCCAGTAGAATCCTCTGAAACCCCAGAGGGGCAAGGCAATACTATCAGAACTTATCCAAATCCCTTTAGAAACAGCAAGGAATACAAAAAAGCCTTAAGATACCTTTTCAACTATCTAAGAAGAAAGGAATTAAAAGATGACTACAGATAAATAGAATAAGAACAGCAAAACAGCAAACAAATGGGATGTGGATGTAATAAAAAGGCAGGAGTATCACAAAAAGATGCTCAAACAAAAAAACAATATGACGATCTAACTGGAAAGTTTATTCTTGACACAAGTGACAATAAGCTTTTAGTTACCTCACCAATTTATGATGCATATAAGGACGTTGTTGGCTACACGGTTAAGAACGAAGATGGCAACTCTTTGCGCATATTTGCTAAGAATGTTCAAAAAATATTAGAATAATAATGGATTCAATGTATTATCCAACTGGAAATTCAACAAAAGGTAGAACCTTGGTTTGCATGTGTTGTGAAACTGGTGTACCTATCATGGAGGAACAAGAAACCCCTGATGCTATCGAGGTAAAAATCAAGGAGTGGCTGGACGAAAACGACTACTGTGTTGAGAAATGGCAAATGGATGAAAAAATGAAAAGCTGCGGCTGCGAAGGATATGATCTCCAAGAGATGGATGGTGGTGCCCCTGCAGGAGATATGGGAGGAGGAGCATTTGCAACTCTGGGAACTACTCAAGGTATGGGTAACGTTACAGCACCTGCAGCAGGCGGTACTAATGCCGACTTTTACGATGGTGCAGTTGGATCTGGCGACAAATTCCCATCTTTAACTGTTGGGACCCAAGCAGCTAGAAAGGGTAATAAGAAGAAAAAGAAGAAGGAAAGACTCGTAAAAACATTTGACGATTTCAAAGCAATGATGAAGTCTTTGCAGAAATAAGACAAAACGACATAAGTTAATACTGAAAGGTGCCGAAAAGGCACCTTTTTCTTTGTTTTTTAGTATTGGAATAGGATTTGAACTGTATGCTGAAAAAACAAAATCATGAACGGAACAACTTTTTACAGCCCACTAGAAATGATGGAAAGAATTTTTCGCAATACAAATCCCGTTGTACAAAGCAGAAATTATTTTGTAGATGAAAAAGATGGTAACCTATTCTTAGAGATCCCAGTACCCGGATTTACCCTAAATGATATTTCTGTTGAGGTAGAGGGAAATCACCTTGTCATTAAAGGGGAAGATAACGAGTCTTATTGGACTGATGACTTTACTAAGAAGTTTAACCTCCCAGCATACATCGATAGCAATTCCATTAAGGCCAAAATTAAGGAGGGAGTATTATCGATTTCCCTCCAAAAGAAGAAAGAATCTCTCCCTAAGAAAATTAAGATCTCTTAATTCCGAAATTTTCCTTAGATTTAACAGTAATAAAGCTCGATCACAAAAAGATTGAGCTTTATTATTTACGCTATGTCCAGAGAAAAAGAAATGTTTGACCGATTTGCAAAAGAGATTGCTTCCGAGATTCTGAAAAAAGAAAAGGATCCGGAATATCAAATGATTCTCGATAGAAGATCTGTTGTTGCAAAACTCTCCTCGATAATGGGAGAGGGCTATGGTGAAACAGCAACCAAATTTGATAAGAAGATTAACAGCTACCTTGCTACCTTAAGAAGAAGCTAATGGAGAGGCTTATACAGGAAGATTATCTAGACAGCCCTTGGAAAATGTCTGTTTCCTGTATTCTATTAAACCAGACTACTAATCAGCAAGTAAGAGCAATCCTACCTAATGTGTTTTCCAAAATAAAATCCCCGGAGTTTTGCTCATCAATGGATCCTTCAGAGATCTATCCGATCATTAGATCCACAGGGTTTGGTAACATAAAATCCAAAAGAATAATAGCTATGAGTCAAAAGTGGGTAGAGGGGTTTGAAAAAGTCGAAGATCTTCCGGGGATTGGAAAATATGGAAAGGAATCTTGGGACATATTTGTGGATGGAAAAACTAACTTCACCCCATCGGATAAAAAATTAAGAATGTATTTAGAAGGATTGGATAATTCTAACTAAATCTGGATGTGGAAAACTACCGGATTTATCCACTCTGACATTAGTGTGAGACCAAACTCCTTGTCCACCTTTTAATGCATCATCTGAAAGCTCAAACCCACCATAAACACCAAATTTAGAAATCTCTTTTTGTAAGCCTCTTTTAAGGTTAATCTCATAATACTTTGCAAGTTTAAGAAGCAGATTCTTAAGTGAATCTATTTGTGCTGGTGTATATGCGTGATAGTATCGATTTCCTCTGAATGGGGATTCTAATTCAATAGTCTGGTTTTTATCAACCTTTATGTTTGTGTGTGTATAAAAATCCCCACTATCCGTTTTAATTAAAGGACCGTAGTTGCAAATTTCTATACCAATGCTTTTTTGATTCATAAAGGTGTTGCTCTTGGACTTGACAAAAAGATGGTGTGACCACATATCGTCTTCAAAGGCTTTATAAACAACACCATCATATTGTTTGTCGCCCCTTCCACTTGGATCCAAACCTCCTATTACATATGCGGAGGCTGCTCTTATCTTGTTAGTTGAATTTTTCCTATCTCTTCCCCAAGATTCTATAAGCCAATCGGGTCTAAAGTGTCCACCGGAGTCATGAAGGAAGATAGAATCCTTAGGATGCTGCTGTTGGTAATAAGCCCCTTCTAAGAGTTGATGTTTTACTATATCCAAAATAGTCCACAGATATTTTTCTATTCGGAGGTTTTAGCGTTAGCTGAAAGCTCCTCGTGAATTCTTTTTTTAACATACTTAATCACCTCTTTTGGAGCTTCCCCTCTTTTAACCATTTCGTTGAATTCATCCTCTTCCGCCAGGGTGTCTAGGTAGTTGTAAAGATCTGTACTTTGGAACATAGCATCCACTACTTGTGGGGTTTGTGTATATGCTGGTCTGTAGTTTCTAGAATTAACATTATCCTTGTACCATTCGCCAGGTACAACCACACTTCCAGGGGCTGCGGAAATGTAATATTCATTAAGGAAATTCTCGAAACTTTTGACTCTGCCTTCCATAAGTATGTTGTATATATCTTCCTGGTATCCACCACATTGATATCTCTCAAATTTTATTCCATGATAGTAGACATAGAAAATAAAGGAACTTACTTAAAGGTATCATCATATTCTGAAGACGGTGATTTGATTTTTGTCGATGTTCCGGTACCCGAAAGTGAAAGATTTATATGGGAAAAATGCTCTCCAAATGACCGAAGGAGGGAGCAAGACTGGGAATCGTGGGATGGAATGTCAGTGAGAAAGGTAAAGACCCAGAAGTATGACAAATATCGTATGGTACAAATTCTGGAAGAAGCAGACCCAGAATTAACCAAGTCTCTTTGGGATTTCCAAATCCCTAAAAAGTACTTCGTGGATATTGAGGTTGAGATGACCGACGAAATGGGAGATTCTCTCGATACTGCAAATGCAAAGAATAAAGTACTATCAATTGGTATTGCTACAGATAAGTGTAAGTCTATAATTCTAGGTCTTGATCCATTAAGTGCTAAAGAACAAGCGGACATTCATAAGAAAACCAATGAATACCTAGAACCAATGGGTGATGAGTGGTCTTTCAAATACCACCAATTCGAGTCTGAATATGACATGCTTTACACATTCTTTAAGAAGTTGGCCCCTAAAATGCCATTGATTACCGGATGGAACTGGTTTGGATATGACTGGCCTTATCTTGTCAATCGTGCTAAGAGACTAGGTATTGACCCTAAGATTATATCTCCTGCCAATTGGCTTATTGGAAAAAATAATTTACCAATGCACCTATTAATGGTCGATTACCTGGAGATTTATAAAAAATGGGACCGCGTAATTAAGATCAAGGAGAGCAATAGATTGGACTATGTAGCAGAGAAGGCTACAGGATTAAAGAAGATTGTATATGATGGTTCTTTAAGGGACCTTTACCAGTCTGACTTTCCAAAATTCATACTCTACAACGTTATTGACTGTGCTCTAGTCCATTATATAGATGTCAAGCTTAAAACTCTTCTAACCTATTTTAAAATCGCAAATTTAAATAGGGTTGAGATCAGCAGGGCACTTTCCCCCGTTTGGGCTACTGAAGTTATGATGCTGAAGAAGTTTCTTGAAAGAAACCAAGTGTTTGTAAATGAGAGGAAGGAAGAAAGTCATGTTAAGTTCATTGGTGGATATGTTAAAGAACCTATTAAGGGACTTCACGAATGGGTTGCTTGTTATGACTTTGCCTCGCTATATCCTAACACAATTGTACAATGGGGAATTTCCCCTGAGGTTTACAAAGGGAAACTAGGTAAGGATGTTGGAGAAGCTAAGGAAGGCTGGGTTAAAACATCTTCCACTGCTCTCTTTGGAGGCGATGAAGAAAGTCCAATCCTCAAGACAATAATTAAGGATTTATACTCAAAACGAAAAGCAACCAAAAAGAGAATGCTTGAGTTACAGATAGAAATTGATGGGTTGGAGAAACAATTGAAAAAATTAACATAGAATTTTCCTAAAATTACCGCACTCTAGGGACCCACTTGATATATAAAAAACCTAGAATCGGGAAGGGACTTTTAAAAAACTATTCTAACAAAGAAATATGGCAAATATCGACAATCAATGTTCGGACCTACAGATTGAAAATCTTTATCCCGAATCTAAAGATACTCTAGGCGACATCTTAAATCTCCAGGCAGAAACGCAAGAAAATGTGTATGGGTACAACTTCAAAGAAATGTCTTTGAGAGAACTCATGGAATTCTGGCACATGAACAATCACGCTCTCATTGATGAGATCCACGAAGCTACTGATGCTTTAGGTGGAATTAAAGATGGTAGTGGAAATGCAATATGGAAAAAATGGAAGAGTGCGTACTCAACATATTCCGATTTGAAATTTTCTGACCTTTCGGAATCTGATAAGGTAGAATGCAAATTTGAGATTATAGATATGCTACATTTTTTCATGAACTACGCCGCCTCAATAGGGATGACAGCCGAGGAAATGTACAATATGTACATGAGTAAGAACGAGGAAAACCGCCGAAGACAGGCAAACAATTACTAAACTAAAAAAAAGAAAGTATTAAATTATGAAGGAGAACTATTCGCTACCGGAACCGATTTTGCAAGAGAACCCAAACAGGTTTGTTATTTTCCCGATTGAACAGCAGGAGATTTGGGAGATGTACAAAAAGCAACAAGCGTGTATCTGGACAGCAGAAGAAATTGATTTGTCTGCAGATATTGACGACTGGAGGAACAAACTTAATGATAACGAAAGACATTTTATTAAGCACGTTCTTGCTTTCTTTGCTGCATCTGATGGTATCGTAAATGAGAATCTGGCTGAGAATTTTGTAAGAGAGGTACAATATTCTGAGGCAAAATTTTTCTACGGGTTTCAGATTATGATGGAAAACATCCATTCTGAAACATATTCACTTCTGATTGACACCTATATCACAGATCCACAGGAAAAGAAAAAGCTTTTCAATGCAATCGATACCATTCCTGCCGTTAAGAAGAAAGCAGATTGGGCTTTGAAATGGGTAGAGTCTGAACATTTTCAGGAAAGATTAGTTGCTTTTGCTGCTGTTGAGGGTATCTTCTTTTCCGGATCATTCTGTTCTATATTCTGGCTAAAGAAGAGAGGTCTTATGCCCGGATTAAGCTTCTCAAACGAATTGATTTCTAGGGATGAGGGAATGCACTGTGATTTTGCAGTTCTTTTGCATAACAATTACCTTGCTAACAAGGTTTCAGAGGAAAGGATTAAGGAAATTATCCTTAGTGCTCTTGAGATTGAAAAGGAATTCATTACAGAGTCACTTCCAGTTAAGCTGATTGGAATGAATGCTGATCTAATGAAGCAGTACCTTGAATTTGTAGCAGACAGATTGCTTGTCGATCTAGGATGTTCTAAAGTTTTCAACGTAGAAAATCCATTCGATTTCATGGCAAACATTTCATTACAGGGAAAGACAAACTTCTTTGAGAAGAGGGTTGGTGAATACCAAAAAGCTGGAGTGATGAATTCCTCCGAAAACACGTTCGATATGGACGTAGACTTCTAAAAAAACAACACTAAGACATGTACGTAACTAAGAGAGACGGAACCAAAGAAGCGGTTAGATTTGACAAGATCTCCAACCGTGTTAAAAAGATGACCTATGGACTGAACAACGATTTTGTTGATTGGATGGGAATTTCTCAAAAGGTCATCGCGGGTATTTATGATGGGATTTCAACTGGGGAGCTCGATAATCTAGCTGCAGAGACTGCTGCATCTATGATACCAAGCCATCCTGACTATTCAATTCTTGCTGCAAGGATCGCAATCTCAAGATTGCATAAATCTACCAAGAAGAAATTCTCAGAGACCATCGAGGATCTATATTCCTATGTAGATCCAGAAACTGGGAAACCAGCTGGTCTAATAGGCGAGGATACCTATCAAGCGGTAATGAAAAATAAGACCAAGCTGGATTCCGCTATTATTCATGACCGTGATTTTAACTTCGAATACTTTGGATTCAAAACCCTTGAAAAGAGTTATCTCTTAAAAATGCATGGCATTCCTTCTGAAACACCACAACACATGTACATGCGTGTTGCAGTTGGTATTTGGGGATACGATATTAAGAACGCCCTCAAAACATATGAGCTTCTCTCTACACATATGATGACACATGCAACACCAACGCTTTTCAATTCTGGGACCAAGAAGCCACAGCTTTCCTCTTGCTTCCTTTTGACTGTTCAGGAAGATTCAATTCCTGGTATTTATAAAACGCTTTCCGATGTTGCCATGATCTCACAAAATGCTGGTGGTATTGGGTTAGCAATTCATAATGTTAGATCTACAGGATCCTACATCAGGGGAACAAACGGTAAGTCAAACGGTATTGTTCCGATGCTTAAGGTGTACAATGAGACTGCCAGGTACGTGGATCAAGGTGGTGGTAAGAGAAAAGGATCTTTCGCTATCTACCTAGAGCCATGGCATGCAGATGTTGAAGATTTCCTGGACCTAAGGAAAAATACAGGTAAGGAAGAAAGAAGAGCCAGAGATTTATTCTTAGCCTTGTGGGTTTCTGATCTATTCATGGAAAGGGTGGAAAAAGACGAAATGTGGTCTTTGTTCTCTCCTTCAGAGGTACCTGGACTACATGAAGTTTATGGGAACGAATTTAACGAGCAATATATTGCAGCGGAAAAAGCTGGTAAGGCCAGGAAAACAATTAAAGCTAGAGAACTTTGGGGAAAGATTATAGAATCCCAAATTGAAACTGGAACACCTTACATTCTTTACAAAGATTCTGCTAATAGAAAATCAAACCAGCAAAATTTAGGTACTATTAAATCATCTAATCTTTGTTGTGAGATTATAGAATATACAGATAAGGATGAACAAGCAGTTTGTAACCTTGCTTCAATCCCTGTAAATAAGTTCCTGAAATCAACTGACGCAAGGACCAATAAGATCATGAGGGGTAAATGTGATGTTGACCATGACTATCTTTACGATGTATCTTACCAAACAGCTATCAATTTGAATAAAGTGATAGACGTTAACTTCTACCCTACACCAGAAACAAAGAGATCCAACATGAGGCACAGACCCATTGGTATAGGTATCCAGGGTCTTGCTGATCTTTTTGCATCTATGGGGATTCCTTTTACTTCGGAGGAGGCTAGGAAAACAAATTCTGAAATATTTGAAACTATCTATTTTGCAGCTATGACTGCATCTAAGGATCTTGCTAAGAAATTTGGTGCTTATGAAACATTTGAGGGATCTCCTTTAAGTGAAGGTAAATTCCAGTTTAATCTATGGCAGGTTAATGACGAGGATCTTTCTGGAAGATGGGATTGGAAAAAGCTAAGAAAAGAAGTAATGAAGCATGGTGTTAGAAACTCGTTGCTTTTAGCTCCTATGCCTACCGCATCTACCGCACAGATAATGGGCAACAACGAGGCGTTTGAACCGTTTACTTCCAACATCTATACTAGGAGAACTCTAAGCGGTGAGTTTGTCATTATTAATAAGCATCTTGTGAAAGATCTTATCTCCCTAGAACTTTGGGATGAGGACATGAAGAACATGATTATTATCCATAAAGGATCAATCCAAAATATACCAAACATACCTGATGATATTAAGGAGATTTACAAAACTGTTTGGGAGATCAAGCAGAAGGATTTAATTGAGATGTCTGCAGATAGGGGTAAGTTTATTTGTCAATCTCAGTCTCTCAATTTATTTATTGAAGGTGTAAATGCTGCCAAGCTAACTGCTGCTCACTTCCATTCTTGGAAGATGGGTCTTAAAACTGGTATGTATTACTTAAGGACTAAAGCTGCAGTAGATGCTCTTTCCGGTCTTGGTATAGATACAAGCAAGTATAAGGAAAAACCAGAACAAGTCCAATTGATACAACCTAAAGTAGTCGAGCAACCAGTCAAGCAAGCTAGCGAGGAATTAAAAGCATTAGCCGATCAAACTATGGATGATTTATCATGTAGCTTGGATAATCCTGATGACTGCTTGTCTTGTGGATCTTAAAAAAATCAACAATTAAAATGGAAAGAGTTGAAAGCTTCGAAAATTTTATAAACGAAAGGGAAATACCAGATAAGCAAGGGGAAATCCTTGTGATTCTGGGTCCACCTGGATCGGGCAAAGGAACCATATCTAAAAGACTTGTTGACCGCAATGATTTTAGCCACATTTCTACTGGAGCCCTTATCAGGAATTCTGATGACAAAGAACTTAAGAAAATAGTAGAGGGAGGAGATTTCATACCCGATCGCATAATGGCTAGGATGTTAAGAAAAGCATTAAGTAATGTTGACTTAGAAAAGGGTATTGTTATAGACGGGTTTCCAAGAAATTTAAAACAAGCTAAGCTTCTTGATTCTCTTTTGGGAAAAATGGGATTGGGTTTAAATCATGTTATTTACTTGGACGTTGACGAGTCTAAGTCAAAGGAGAGGATCATAAAAAGATCCAAGGATAGCGGCAGAAAAGACGACCAGGACGAAGAGATCATTTCCAAAAGGTTTATGGACTATAGGAAAAAAACGCTTCCTTTGGTAAAGAAATACAAGAAAAGCAGAAAGCTCGTTGAAGTAAACGCATCTAAGAAAATTGAAACCGTATATAAGCAGTTAGTAAAAAAAGTTGGTTTGCCTTATAAGCCTAAAGATGGAGGAAAGAAAGAAAAAGCTTCCTGATAGCATTGTTTATGATGAAAGTACTGAAAAGTATGATGCTTTCCTAAAACCTTATGCTACTTCTGTATCGTCTCCAAAAATAGATGTTTCTGGTCTAGCTCTTTTTAAACAAAGAGCTGCCATCCATTCCAATCATAAATTTGGTAAAAGAGCTGAGGAGATAAAAGAACAAATCTCTGATCTATTGAGAGAGTTTGAGGATAATGAACTTGTATGGAATTGTTCTATGTCCTTTGAGGCTCATATCGGAACTGAGATATATCTCTATGAAAATAAGAAGGGAGAAACTTTTGCTAGTTTGGTCTCACCCAAAGAGTGGGGAAATAAGTTCCCATGCTACGGGCACTTTAAGTTAGATACAGATTACTCCTGGAAAAGAATTAAGAATTAAAATGAGTACCCACCACAACGAAAAAGTAGTTGAAGATTTTCTTTCAAAGCTACAATCTGAATTGGATCACAGGAAAAAGGTAGACCTGTCTGAAAGGGAACAGTTAGATACCATTTGGGAAGTTCTTTTAAATTACTTGAAGTACTTCTCTGATATTAATATAAAGTCCCCTAAAATTATAGGTGGTAAACAACCACATATTGTATTTGATCTGCCAAATACTGATGTTGATAAGCTTATATCAGTAATGGAGAAATCATTAATGGAGTTGGGAGTCAGATTTAAAAGACACAGATTCCAGGGTTCTCTTCCCCTATTTTCTGCTAAGAATAACACAATTCCTGGATTACTACACGGAAGGGGATATTTCTTAATAACCTTCTCTACAAGATTTAAAAAGAAGGGATCTACGCTAAAGATAGAATGTCTAAGGGAGAATCAGGTAGTGAAGGTGCTAGACGGAAAGCTTGACAACCTTACCTTAGTTTATTGGAATGGTTCTGGAATGAGCAGAAATTCGTTTGATCCAATTTGTGACAAAGAGACAAAAAAAGCTATGGAATTTCCTGATGATGAAACTGGTTATGTAACCATAGACCTAGTTGCTAGAAAAAGTGGGAAGAACATAAAGGCTGTTGGTGATTTTTCGTTAACATTAAACGACGAGCTAATTCTAGAAAGAATAACCTCTCTAGCCCGGGGATAAGGTGAAATTTTTCTAGTTTATCTAGTATAAATAGAAACTACATTATAAAAGTTTCTATGGCACCTAAAACTAAGAGGAAAAAATCCAACAAGCTTTCTAGTAAAAAGAAAACACCTAAACTAAAAGCAGTACCCAATCCTACTTTGGAAAATAAACCAGTAGATACCTCATTGCAAGGCATTAGTATGTGTTTGGTAATGATTGTCAAGGACGAAGGTGATACTATTAGAAAGTGCTTAACCCAGGTTGCTCCTTATATTTCATATTATGTTATAGTTGATACAGGTTCTTCTGATAATACAATAGATGAAATCAATTCCACAATGGAAGAGCTCGGAATCGAGGGCGAATTACACGAAAGACCCTGGGTAAACTTTGAAGTAAACCGCACAGAGAGCTTGGAATTAGCAAAGGGTAAGTGTGACTATCGATGGATCATAGATGCTGATGATACCTTTCAAGCAACAGATAGCTCGATTAATCCATTTCACGGACTTACTAAAGATGTGGATTGCTACCAAATTCTTTATAAGTTAAATAACCTTCAGTACCACCGTGCTCAGATTGTGAGATCTGATCAGGACTGGGTTTATAAGGGGGTTCTTCACGAGTATTTAGATCTTCCCGGAAAAGAGCAACTGGTTCAATATCAAATCCCCTCAGATAGATGTCATGTGGATGCTGATATTAGTCCTTTAAAAAGAGCAAATTCACTTGAAGAAAAATACTCTAATGATGCAGAGATTCTTGAGAAAGCATTGGAAGATGAACCAGATAACGCAAGGTACATGTTCTATCTTGCACAAAGCTACCGTGACTCCGGACAAAAGTTAAAAGCCATTGACGCTTATGAAAGAAGAATTGAAGCCGGTGGATGGGAAGAAGAGGTATACTATTCAATGTACATGATTGGTAAAATTAAAGAGCAGCTGGGGAGACATCCGGATGAGGTTATCCAAGCATATTCTAGAGCTTGGGAATATAGACCGGAGAGGTTAGAGGCTGTTTTCCATGCAATGAGAAAGTTAAGAGAGCGTGGAAGGTGGGTGATGTCATTCACATACGGTAATATGGCAGTGAAGAACCCGGGGACCTCTGATATACTTTTTGTTGAGCCCGATATATGGCAATGGAGACTTTTAGATGAATACTCACTTGCAGCTTTTCATACTGGGAATCCGGAAGTAGCTTTTGAAAAGACTGAAGCGGTAGTAAAAATGGACTTTTTCCCGTCACTGCCAAACCAAGAAAAGGACAGGATTTTAAAAAATTTAGACTACTTCAGGAAATCCGCTGTACAAAAAGCTGAAATGATTAAACAAAAGGAATCTGCAAATCAATAATAAAAGGTATTAAACACCCTACCAAAAAAGCTTCTATCGTTGGATACCAAACCGATATATAAGATATGAAATTAAGAAGCTTTACATCATTCACATCTGAAAATATTAGCGAATCCCTAAGGTATCATATAGAAGAGGGCCTTTCCCTAATGGAGAGTGTTTATAGAATAGAATCTGATTCTTGGCTGGATTTAATAAATGAATCTAGAAACCTTTGGATTAATGAGCAGATAGATCTTGACCTTGATGACATTTTCCTTATTAGTACAGAAGCTGGACAAAAAGCTAAATATCGGGGAGAAGAAGTTTTACTTGACGTCCCGTTCGAAATTAACGAGGAAAAATACCAAGGTAGAAAGGTAAAAATCAACAAGCCTTTTAGAACTCCTGGTGAGACAAGGAAGTTTGCTGTTTATACAAAAAACGGCGAGGGTAAGGTTGTCAAGGTTAGGTTTGGACAACCAGGCCAAAGAATAAAGAACGATGATCCAAAGGCTTCTAAATCGTTTAGAGCAAGACACAGATGTACAGATCCTGGACCTAAATGGAAACCGAGATACTGGTCTTGCAATGTCCACAGATACCACAAACTCCTGGGTCTTAAATCCAATAATCCGTGGTAAATCCATATTCTGAAGCTCGCTTAGGTAAGAACCAATTCCTAAGGGTTTTTAGACACGATGTACCCGACGATGAGCTGAAATGGCATCAAGATTGGGAGGATCGTAATGTTGAATTCCTAAATGAAAATGACTGGAAAATCCAGATAGACAATGAACTTCCTCAAAGGTGTCATGGGACGTTTTTTATAAAGGCTAAGGTGTGGCATCGTTTGATAAAAGGAACAAATAATTTGGAGGTAAAGATTACTAAACATCCGGAATCAGGCGATATATAAAGAAACAAATTTTTGGAAATGAACAATCTAAAATTATATGAAGAATTTAGCAAATCCCTATATGAGGGGGTAACACCAGTTTACGACGAGTCTAAATTCAGAAAGAATGTGAATGTAAGACCAGAGAAGGAGCTTAAATATTCTGAAGTTATTCCACAATTGAGGGATATGTTAGCACAAAAGGATGCTGGCCAGGTTGAAAGCATTACTGTCATTGCGGAAGTTCCAACACAAGGTAAAGGAGCTCCTGATTATGTTAAAGATATCATAGCTAAGGAAAGGGAAAGACTTGCCAGACAGTATAAATCAACCATAGGAAAGGAGATCGAAAAGGATACTGATGCTGATGAGTTTGATTTCGACCTAAATAGATTTGGTGATAAAAGAACGATATTCTTTGATTCAGAGTTTCTTGTAGACCGTGTTGAAAACATTGAAGGAAAGGATTATGTTATTGGAATCCCAGTTTCCTTGAAGGACAAAGGCTATGAAGCTAAAATTCTCCCAATTAAGGTAGAAGAAATTTATTACGAGCCGGCAGGCGAATAAACAATTAACAGAAAAATCTTAAAGCGGGTACATCCCGCTTTTTTTGTGAAATTATATTTTGGAAGTTCCATATAAACTCAAATCATATTCTTTTTATGGCAACTAAAAGCATACAGGTACTCTCAGATTTTGAACACATTCTTAAAAGGCCAACCATATATGTTGGATCTGTTAAGCTAAGCGAAGAGCAGTTACCAATAGTTAAGCGTGATAAGATCCTTAGCTCAACATACCAGATTTCAGTAGGTATGTACAAACTTTTTGATGAGGTATTTTCAAACTCTGTTGACGAAGCGAAGAGGATGAAGAAATCTATGGATTCTATTACTGTTGAGGTTGACTCTAAAACAAACAACATAAAGATAACAGATTCTGGGGAGGGTTTCGTAAACGGGTCCACAATTAACAAGAAAAGTGGACTTAGTAACATTGCCACAGCAGTTTCTATGCTCAGAGCAGGATCAAACTTTGACAACGATAATGTTGAAGAGACGCTTATTGGTACAAACGGCATGGGTGTGAGCCTTGTTAATGCTATGTCTAGCTTCTTTTCTATTGAGACAACAAGCCCCAAAGAGTATTATTACCAAGAGTGGAATAAATTTAAACCTGCAAAGGCTAAAGTTCTAAAGAGGGGCAGAAAAAAACTTGGCACCTCGGTAAGTTTCACACCACTTTCTAACATCTTCGATAATTGCAAGTGGAATAAGGACATACTCCTCTCACAACTTTTGCTAAAAAAGAGAGTGCTAGAAACTGAGCCTAATACTAGGGGTATTAAAATTAAGTTCATTTGGGATGGAAAAGAAATTCCAGTGGACACTTCAATATTTAAACAAATTTCCTACAAGACCAAAATTGGAGAACTTCTTATCTGGGAAAACTCGGAAGGGTCTGGATCTTTCTCTTTTATGAACTCTGCAATTTGTACAGGGATACACCAGAAGATCGTCATGGACCAGATAAATGATACCCTGGATGATTCACTAGCACACCACTTTTACGACTTTTGCTTAATATTAAACTTACCCCCAGCTTTGGTTAAGTTTGGGGACCAGAATAAAACCAAATTTGTTACGAGGAGAGAAGATGTCGAACAAATAATTCTCAATGCATTCTCGGGGTCCCTTAAAAAGTTTTACACCACCCCTCTATTTAAAAAGATCAAAAAAGAGGTTGAAGCAAGAAAGCGTGATGCTAACTTAAAGAAGATAAGGAAGGAGAAGAAAAACGTGAGGGTCAAATTCTCCCACAAGTATTTCCCACCAACATCTAGAAATGCAGAAAACCTTTTTATAGTTGAGGGCCTAAGTGCCATGGGTTCAATTCTACAAAAAAGAAATCCTTCCAGAGATGGTGTCTATGCTCTTAAGGGAAAAATAAAGAATGCAAGGAGCCTTTCTGATTTAGCCGATAATAAGGAAATCCTTGAACTTATGCAGATATTAAATCTTGACCCAGAAAAACCGGATTTAAAATGTCCTTATGATAACATAGTTATTGCTACTGATCAGGATCCAGATGGTGCTCACATCACTTCATTACTTATCAATCTTTTCTTTAAGTGGTTCCCATGGATAGTGGAAAACAAGAAACTTAGCTTTCTAGAAACACCTTTGGTTTCCGTTGGGGATAGAACTAAAACGTACTACTACTCTTTGGAGGAGTTTAAGGATAAGGGGCAGGGGAAAAGAATTTCTAATGTAAGGTATCTTAAAGGTCTTGGGTCTTTGTCTCTGGAGGATTGGGATCATGTAATGAAGAACAAGAGAATAACCAAGATAGTTAAGGATAGAAAATCTAGTGCAATGCTAGAGATGGCTTTTGGTAAATCTTCGGATGCTAGGAAAGTTTGGTTATCAACTTTATCCTGATTTATTTTTTCAAAGCACAACATTGACTTAATTTTACCACATGCCAAGAAAATTCGGATACTGTTGTATAAATCTATCACTTAGTGAGGGTGTTAGTAAGAAAGATAGGGTTACAACTAATAGGTCAATGGTAAAAAGAACATTCCTTGACAGAGGTTTAGAATATGTTTCCGAACTTGCTCTCCAAAATGTAAAAGACCTAAAGAAGATTATACAATGGAACGTAGATAATAACATCACCATGTATAGGATGAGCTCTGATATGTTCCCCTGGTGCTCAGAATATGAAATTGTTGAACTTCCAGACTTTAAACAGATTGCATTTCACTTAAAGGAGGCAGGCCATATAGCAATTAAAAATAACCAAAGGCTAACTTTCCATCCGTCTCCATACTCTGTTCTTGCATCACTTAGGGAAGATGTGGTTCAGAATGCAAGCAAAGAATTAAGACAGCATGCTGAGATAATGGATCTCATGGGACTACCACAAACCCATTACTATCCAATAAACATCCACGTTAACACAGCACAACCAACCAAGGAAGAAGCAGCAGCAAGATTTTGTGAGAATTTTCATTCACTTGAGGATTCTGTCAAGAAAAGACTTGTCGTTGAAGTGGATGACAAAAAATCTCAATACACTTCGGTAGATCTGAAGAGGATGGTTTATGATGTGATTGGAGTGCCAATTACTTTTGATTATCTACATAACATATGTAATCCTCCAGAGGGATTAACTGAGGCTGAATCCCTTAAAGTGTGCTTAGACACTTGGCCTTCTGGAATAACACCACTGACACACTTTTCAGAATCCAGGGCTCTCTTTGAAGATGCCAGTGCAAAGGATCTTGCACATTCAGATTGGATCCACGAAAAAATCGAAACATATGGATTTGACTTCGATATAGAACTTGAGGTAAAAAAGAAAGACAAAGCCCTTTTAGATTACCACCAAAACATCGAACAAATCCTATGCCTGAACAATTAAGTAAAGAAGATCTACAACGATTCCAAGAATTTGAAAAATCCATCCTGGATCTTAAAGATTCCAATGTTAAATATAAAAGAGATGACGAGATGGAGGCGGAAATTAAAAAACAAGTCCTATTTTCACACTTTGGTAATGAAAGAGTAAGTACAGTTTTGGAAAAACTTAAAGTTGATTTTCGGGATTTGGTTGACCAAAAAATTTATATACAGATATATAAATTTTTAGACACTAAATAAAACGATGGATATAGGATCTGGCAATTATCATTTTTCTGACTGGAGTTCGTCCTTTGACGAACATCCTCAATATGCCATTTTGAAATGCCACGTCGAAAGAGCAGTACAGGATCTTTTTCTCAATGCTTTAAGATTACAATCGGAAGACTTCGTCTATATTTTCGATTCTGAGGAAAGGATAGATGATTTTTGTTTTAGAATGGTTTCATATTGGGAAGCTGAAGAGAATTATGAGATCTGTGGTGAAATCGTTGGGTTAAAAAAATCCCTAAAATCTAAATGGAATAAGGTTCCTCAGATTGATAGAGGAAAAGAAGTGGTAATCAGGGAATGGCTTAAATCCTCTTTCTAAAGGATGTTAAATGAAGCCGGACTATTATAAAATACTGGGAGTTAATCGGAACTCCTCAGCGGATGAGATTAAGAAAGCATATCGAAAACTAGCTTTAAAGTATCACCCGGATAAATCCGGTGGGGATCCAGAATCAGAGAAAAAATTTAAGGAGATTGCTGAAGCATACGAGACTTTAAGTAATCCAAAGAAGAAATCGGAGTACGACAATCCAAATCCATTTGGTGGCTCCTTTGGTGGTGGGTTCAATCCATTCGGTGGTGGATTTCACAACAGTAACTTTTATGAGAGTGAGGTAATCAAGAAAGGCAAGAATATCAATGCCAGGGTTGAGATTACTTTAGAGGAGGTACTTAGTGGATCTACAAAAAATGCAAACCTGTTCAGGAATATGCAATGTTCCGAATGTAAAGGAACTGGAGCAAAGGATGGTGACCTTGATACGTGTCATGTTTGTGCTGGTATGGGTGTTAAGAGAAGGGTAGTAAATACTAACTTCGGACAGATGGCTATGGATGAAACCTGTTATGCTTGTGAAGGTATTGGCAAATTACCAAAATCATCCTGTAATTCCTGTGGCGGATCTGGTGTAGTTAGAAAGTCTGACCGAATAGAAATCAAAATACCCAAGGGTTCTGTTACTGGTATTACATTTAGAGTTCCTGAAAAGGGAGACCATGCAAAATCACCATCTGACCCGGGGGATTTAATTGTAAGTGTTTATGATAAGAAACACGATTTCTATCGAAGGGATGGATATAATCTCATCTGTGATGTTGATCTTACTTTTCCTGAGGCTTGCTTAGGTAAGGAAGTACACATCCCGAATCTTGTATCTAGTGGTGAATATAAAATAACAATTCCTGGTGGTACTCCTCCCGGAAAAATATTCAGATTGGCTGGTAAGGGGGTTCCTGAATTTAACTCAAGTTATCGTGGTGATATACTAGTTAAGATGGGAATTAAAGTGCCAAAGAACCTAACCCCAGATCAACAAGAATTTATAGAATCTTACCAAGAAAAATTTTAATATGAAAGAGCTAATTTATCTTCTAATCGGGTGGTCAATAACTTCCATCCTTGTTAATGGAACTATATTTGACCCATTGAGAATTTACCTATTGGTAAAAGCACCAACTTTACATAAGTTGTTTTCATGTATTCAATGTAGTGGATTTTGGGTTGGTATTATACTTGGATTTCTGTCCATCTCTGGAACTATTTACAACCCTCTTTCTTTCATGATTAACTGGGCATATAGGGACTCGATATTTGTAAACGCACTTAATATTCTAGCAATAGGATTTTTAATAAGTGGAATTAGCGTTCTTTTAAATAGCTTAGTAGTGTTTTTCTTTTCCTTTGAAAGAAATTCCCGTTAGATGGGATAAATAGTATAAATATCCTCGCTTGAATGGGAAAGAATTTAAAGGGATTTGAAGAATTTATAAACGAAAGGGAAGATTCCATTTACGAGAGCTCATCCCTTTTAGGTAGGACTGCAGGAGTAACTAGAAACAAACTGATGGATATCTTAAAAGATCCTGAATCTCATGTTTCTATAACAACCAATAAACCTGCTTCCAATACTGCACCGCCTACACAAGAGCCGGTAGATTTTGATTCTTTCATGGATCCTAAAAAAATGACGGGCCTTGATTTACTTATGGCAACTAAGGTTGGATCATCCCTTGAACAATGGTTGCTGAACTCCAGTAACCTTGGAACCCCAACTGATGCACCAGCACCACATAATGAACTAATAAATGTTTTAAACAAGAATCCTAATGTCCGGAGAGAAGTCGAGGAAGTTGGTGATGCAATAAGAGCGGCAGAGGATGACGTTAATGCGGTGCTTGAGCCTGATGCATCTTTATTACCTAGAAGCTCTTCATATAAATTTAGAAATAAGAACAAGATTACTTGGGATTCCCTTAAATCAGCTCTTGAGAGCCAAAATTATTGGAGAGAGATGGACAAGAGCAAATACAACTTGGTTGCTCTAAGAAACTACCTTTCGGAGAAGAAAAAATCAGGAAATCACTTCATTGACCTTATTATATTAATGTCTCCAGAGGACGAAAAGAAGGTGTGGACATACGAGGCAACTACTGTTCCTGGGCCTATGTTTATGGTAAGGCCTTTTAGAAACTGGTACCTTTCAACAGGTCTAAAAGATACCATTAACCCCAAAGGGCTTGCTATTGTTCAACCCGGAGTATATGACTATAAAATAGGTACTCATAGAGGTTATAGTGCCTTTGTACAGGACGGTAAAGTAAACGTTGATAGATATGTACCTGTTGCTAATCCCAAAGATGCAACTTTCAAAACATTCTCCCCTGGTAATTCACAAAGTGGTAAATTCAGCATAAACATTCACAGAGCCAGATCTAGAGGAACTTCTAAAAATGTAAATACTTGGTCTGCTGGATGTTTGGTTTTTGCCAAAGCATCGGATCTGAATAGGGTTCTTGGTAAGCTAAAATCAGCAAGACAAAGAAAAATAGATGTTGCCCTTATCCAAATGGATGATGTTGGATCAAAGCTTTCTTAATTAGAAACAAATCCTTTTAAGATTTATACAACTACCGTTAAAAGAAATAATTGGTGGCTGTTAGTACATTATCGATCGCGGATCAAATAAATCAAAAGTACAGAGATTATGCTCTGTATGTTTTGCAATCAAGGGGAATTCCTAATTTCTATGATTCCTTAACCCCAGTACAGAGAATAATTATAGAGAATAGTCCAAACTCATTTAATAAAACCATTGGGCTTGTGGGTGAGGTGATTAGAACCGGACTATATCACCATGGGGATTCTTCCCTTGCTGGTGCTATTTCAAAACTTGCTAGACCTTTTGGGTGTTCGTTTGAAATACTTGAGGGAGATGGATTTTTTGGATCCCCAGTTAATCCTAACCCGTCAGCCCCAAGATATACTGCTGTTAAAATAAACAGAAATGTCAAGGACATTGTTGAGAAACATAAGGACCTAAACGAAAAAAATGAGGAGGGTGGACACGACTGGCTCCATCTAGAAATTCCGGTTGGGTTGCTTACACATATAGTTGGTATTGCTGTTGGATATAGAAGCAATATTCTGCCAAGAAAGATGGAAGATATTGTGGAATATCTGGAAGGTAAAAACAAACTTCTGAAACCATACTTTAAGGACTTCAGTGGAAAAATATATAAACTTGATTCAGACGATTCTTGGATACTTGAGAGTGGTTTTGAAGTCAATGAAAGAAAAAAGACCATAAGGATATTTGATCTGCCTCCTATTATGAGGTATGACTCTTTCATGAAGAAGCTTCTATTCAAGCTCGATTATTACGGGTATGAATACTACATGCAGAACAATTCTCAGAGTAAATGTGATGTTGGTATTTCTTTAAAGAAAGTATCGCCAGCAGAATTTAAACAAGCTGTTGAGGTTATCAAGAAGCAAACAAAAATAGTAGTAAGGGAAAACGTTGTGTTTATCAAAGATGGAGCTGTTGCTCAGTTTGATTCTGTCAAATCATATTTAGATTCTTTCCGGGTCCATTTAGAGAATGTGAGGCTGAAAAGACTTATGAAGGATGAGGTTGATCTGAATATGGATCTCGATTTTTTGGAGGCTAAGCTAAAGTTCTTGATATTCATGAGCCAAAAGAAGAGACAGAATAGTGAAATTGTCGAATTTCTCAACAAGTTTGTAAAGTGGATATCACAAAAGCTTTCCCAGATTCAAATAGTAAAGCTATCATCAGACCATATTAAAGAGACCGAGGATTTAATCAAAGGGATCAAATCCAAGATCAGAGAGACCAAAAAAGCTATCACTAAACAAAGGGCTGTGGTTAAGAAGATTACTGGAGAACTCAAGAAAACTAAACCAGCATCTCTTATACCTAAAGCCGTAGCCGCCAAGAGCATTTCTGTTGATCCAGAGATAGAGGTGTTTGATCTTGAGGAAGGCGAGGATTCTGAGGATATATAAATGAAAAATCTTAGGTATGGATAACATACAAAGTTTTTCTAAGAGATACTACCTCTCACTAAACGAGGATCTGAAAATAAATTGGGGTGGATCCGGTTTACCTCTAGACAAGGAGATCGATATAAACGGTGAATCTATCAAGCCCTATGATGTTGCTACAAGAGTGGTCGATGCTTGGTTGGAGAATGTAAAAGAAGTTTCCGCCAATAATATTGAGAAGTCTTCTGATAGAGCTATATTTAATGCAGCATTTAATAGAATATCTAAGAAAATTTTCCCAACGCTTATTAGCTATATAATCCCAACTGTAGAATTTGACGGTAAGGATATTATAGAAAATAAGAAATCAAATGCAGGATCTTTTTGGAAGGAAGCTTGGCCTCAGGTATGGCAAGAGTTCAGTGCTATTGAGAGAGGTTTAATAGAGAAGTTCACAATTCTAGGGAAGGATACTACTTATGATGAGATTATGAAAGGTCTTGGTGAAACTCTTTCCGATGGAAGTCCATATGCATCTTATAAAAGTGAAATTGCTAACCAAATGAGATTATTCTACGATATGTTAGGTAAGACTTTTTCTGAAATGTTTAATAATGAGAAAGTAAATCTTAGCAACGATCTTATAATTGAAATCGCAAACGATCTGAACTCAAAAATTAAGGGATCTAAGATAGACTTTGGTGTAGCAAGAAAAGAGGAAGTTGAAGGCAAGATCGACGACGTTGAAACTAAGGATCTTCCAGCACAATCAAAGAAAGAATTCGACACGATTGTAAAGAATATAGAGGATTTTTCTAAAAAGGCTTTTGATGCTACTGCAGCTAAAGAATCTCCAAAGGAAGAATCTGGTGATAAAGGAAAGGAAAGCTCGTCTACTAATAGCTATGCATCAATACCAACTGATGTTCAATCTGTGAGAAAATGGGCAGAAACACTCAATCCTGTAGATAAGAGAGTTATTATCGACACTATTAGATCTACCGGTATGCAATAGACATCACCACAATCAAATTTAAATCCCGGCAATAGTCGGGATTTTTTGTGTAGAGACGAAATTAATTCCTGTAGGTACTATAGAAGATTAAAGTTAAATCACAAGAAATGAAGATTAGGGTAACAAGCACAAGCAATCTGATTGCTTTTCTAAAGAAGCTTAAGGTCGTTGATAAAAGTGTTCTTTTGGAATTGAACGCTGAAAAATTGTTTTGTAAAGTACACACGCCAGATAAGGCTGTTATGAAATACTCATCCGTTGATATCAACCAGGTGTTCGAAGAGGTACCTGGGTTTGATGATCTTGGGTGTGATCGAGTTAAGATTGGATTGATTGATGTTACACGTTTAATGGATTGCTTTAAGCACTTCCGTCCAGAAGAGGATATACACCTGGATCTAACAATCTCTGAAGTTGATGGAGAATGTGTTGCCTCTGAAATGCAAGTGGTATCCCCGTCTTTGAAGATCAAGATTAGATGTGCTGATCTTTCCCTCCTTTCATATGTTGAAGACACTATCTTAGGAATGGTTCATTCAAAGGAAGATGCCATGTCTAAATTCAAAATCTATAATTCAGATTTTTCATCTGTAATGTCTCTTTGTGGTTTAGAGTCCAACTCGGAAGAACTTCTTGTATATAGGGTAAACAAAGAGCAAGTAAAGATTACTGGTGACTCCTTTGATTATAAGCTAAATATTGGAACCTCTGAAATAGAGGTTGAAGATCCTCTAGAATCTTCCATTTATAAATCCCACTTAAACTACGTTGATGCTGAATCCTCTGAATGCTACGTTCACGAAAATCGTATAGTGTTTTTCTCTGAACAAACAGAAACATCAACAGCAGTTGGAATCATAGAAAAATAATAGCATGTCTGAAGTACCAGCGCTAAGGGAAAAAATTGAAAAGCTCACTGCATTAAAGAATGAGCTGAAGAACGAGGAGCAAGCAGTTAAACTTACCATGAACTCAATCTACGGAGCGATTGGTAACAGCTGGTTTGTTTGTTTCAATCCTGAGGTTGCTGAAGCTGTGACACTGCAAGGACAAGACTTGATCAAGCACTCCGAGAAGATACTTCACAAGTACTTCCACGAGTTTTGGCATAAAGATAAAGAGCTGCACGAAAAACTTGGTCTTACGAATGTTAAGAGGATTCGCAAACCAATGGTTGTGTATGGAGATACTGATTCTAACTACGTTACCTTCCAGGAGGTTGTTTCATCTTGCGATGGTTGGAAAGGAACGGATAAAGATCTTATCCTGTCTATAAACGAAAACAGGCTTGTTGGGTATCTTAAGAAATGTTTTGATATCTATGCAGAAAAATGGGGTACTGATAATTACCAAGATTTTGAGATGGAAACTCTATCCATCAATGGAATTTTCCTTGGTAAAAAAAAGTATGTAACAAATATTGTTTACTCCGATGGGGTTCACTCAGACCCCCTAACATCAATTAAGACTACCGGAGTTGAGATGGTTAAGGGTGGCACTCCTTCCTTTGTAAGAGAAAAGCTGATCTACCTAACTAAGTTTATTTTTGAACGCGGTAGGTCGTTTGAACTAAGAGAGTTTGTCAGGGAGCTAAAATCCATTAAAACAGATTTTAAAGCTCAAGAGCCTGAGAATATAGCTGTTGCTGTAAATCTCAATAATTATGAGAAGTTCGTTCTTAATGATACAACAGCATTAGAGGTAGCAAAGGGATGTCCCATCCACGTGAGAGCTTCAGCTTACCACAATTACTTATTAAATTCAACAAAATACAAGGACAAATATCCTTTGATCGGGGGTGGAGAAAAGGTAAGATTCTATTTTGTTAAGGTTAAGAACCCCGGGGATAACAATGTGTTTGCGTATTCTCAAGGAACTTTTCCATATGAATTTGCTCCCCCGATAGATTTTGATCAGCAGTTTACAAAGACTATTCTGGATCCAATTAACAGATTCATAGAGGTAATGGGTCACACTCCTATATCACCTAATCTGTTCATGATTAACACTTTATTTTAAATGGGATTTAATAAAAGATTTTTACCTGACATCTCCTCCCTAAAATTAATAAGAGAGAGATATAATGATGATAGAATGTTCCTACACATTTATCTGTACTCCCCTGATGCGATCTTAGGTCCAGTCAGTTCTATGGAGTACCTTAAATCAATAGAAAAAACCTATAACCAAAATGAGAAAGAAAGCAATTAGAGTTGAATATAGAAAGGAATCTGAATCCTTTCCTGAATGGCTTAAGTATGAAGTCACTGTATTAAATGAGGATGGAACGACAGAAAATGTTCCTGCATATGGAAAGGATCTGCAAGATGCTCTAAGTAGAGTAGTACATGATGAGAAAGTTGAAAAAATAACCAAAAGGACAAAAAGGGTACCCGACTTAGTTTGGGTGATAATGTGGTTTGGTTATATGTTTGGGCTGGTGCAGTTAACAATTTTGCAATCCGGATACGACGAGTTTGACGGACTGTTCTTTATTGGTGGCATGGTTATTTTGACTACCGCTATATTGAGCATCAAGAACTGGCTTAGACTTAGAAATCAGGATAAGTAATGGCAGACCCATTTTTAGAATACCTGTTTGATGACGGGTTTGAGGAATATAGAAATTTCATGTATGATAATTACTCCATGATTATGAAGTACCGTAAAGATTTCATTACGGATAAATATTTTTCAACCTTATTTAAATGTGAAAGGGTGAAAGAGCTGCTAGATTTTTTTGAATTGGAGGAGGATTTCCAAAAATGTTCTGAACTCCAAAAATTGCACGCTGCAATGGAGGTAGAACATCTTTTCAGTGAGGTTGTAACAAGGATGTAGATAAACGAGTAATGAGGATTTTGGTTTATTCTGATTCTGTGTACGAAAGCATGGTTAATGCTTTTATGGTTTCCAGAAAATATGCTAGTGTTGGGGATGTTCATGTCCTATACTACACAGTTGGTTTTGATTCTACTCTAGAATATCCAAATTTCACCAAGATCAGATATGAATTAGATCCGGAAAAACCGGACCTTACTTACTATAAACCAGATATTCTCATCGATGGGCTAAATTATGACAGTCATATCCTCTATATGGATTGTGATATCATATTAAGTAAGAGGTTTGATCCAGAGAAGTTGATCAACGAAAGCTCTGAATTACCAATATCATCCTCGGGACCACAAGACCACGTTTGGATATGGAAATCTTTTGGTGAGGAGACTATTGTTTATGATGAAACTAAGCTCATGGAATATTTCGGTATTGCTGAAAGATCTTGTAAATATTTATGGGCCAGCATGATTTCATATAACGACAATTGTCTAGATTTCCTGGAGGAGTGGAAATCGATCCTACTTAATCCGTATCTTCTTAAGAAAAAAGAGATATATTTCCCTTTTAGAGAGGAGACCGCTTATAATATTACCCTCTGGAAAGGAGGCTGTACAGATTTTTTTGACCTTGTATTTTTTAATACCACATCTTTTGATTCTTTTTTAAATATAGAGACAGAAGAAAACGTTGTTATAGATAAGTTCAGAGAATATTCGTTGGATAATTTAGATACTCGTTTGTACGAGACCTGTGATGATAGTAGTCGGATTTTATTCTACCATGGATTTAAACCCGGAAAAGATCTGGATAGTTTAGTTGAATGGATGAAAAATAAAACGACCTTTGAAATTTAATAATGAATGATACTTATGACTATATCGTAGTTGGCTCCGGTCTTTTTGGTAGTGTATTTGCACAACAACTTACAGAGTCCGGTAAGAGTTGCCTTATCCTCGAGAGGAGGAATCATAGCGGTGGAAATTGCTATACCGAAAATGTGCATGGTATAGAGGTTCATAAATATGGACCCCATATATTCCACACATCTGATGATGGCATTTGGAACTATGTAAACAGATTTGCTAAGTTTAATAATTATGTGAATAGACCCAAAGTTAAGTACGGGGAAAAAATATTTTCATTCCCGATTAACCTCATGACATTATATCAGCTTTTTGGTGTTAATACTCCCGAAGAGGCAAAGAAAAAATTAGACGAGGTTAGGATAAAAATTAAGAAACCCTCAAACCTCGAAGAGTGGGTTCTTAATGAGGTTGGAGAAGAGATTTACGAAAAGTTTGTAAGGGGATACACTACTAAGCAATGGGGAAGAGACCCTAAAGAATTGCCTTCTTTCATCATAAGGAGACTACCGATAAGGTTAACATACGACGATAATTATTATTTCGATAAGTACCAAGGAATACCTATTGGTGGTTACACCAAAATGATAGAGAATATCCAAGGTGATGTCCCGGTAAAGTTTAATGTTGATTTCTTAGAGGACAGAAAATATTGGGAATCTCAAGCCAAAAAAATAGTTTTCACCGGTCCTATCGACGAATTCTTTGATTATTCAGAGGGTATCTTAGAATATCGAAGTCTAGACTTCAATTCACAAATTTTAGATATTGAAGACTTTCAGGGAAATGCTTTAATAAACTACACTGAAGCCGATATACCTTGGACAAGGATATGTGAACACAAGCATTTTGATTGGGTAAAATCAGATAAGACAGTCATTACCAAAGAGTTTCCCTCCGAGTGGAAATTAGGCAAAGAGAGGTTTTATCCAGTATCTGACGAAAAGAATAAAAACATTTATTCAGCCTACAAGAAATTGGCTGAACAAATTTCTGATAAGTATATATTTGGTGGAAGATTAGCTGAGTACAAATATTACGATATGCACCACGTAATCGGAAGTGCTCTTGCCAGATCCAAGAGGGAAATAAGCGTCACCAAGTAGGATATATACATCAAAGTAAATTTTACACATGCAAAGGATTTCCCCTGCACTTAATTTTCAATCTTTTCTAAATGAAGCCGAGAATAACGAATCCGTAGATATTCTTATGCTTAGTGGGGAATCAAAACCCAGCAAAACTGCTAAGTCTTTCGCAGAGGAGTGTGAGAAAAGAGGTTTAACATTTAATGTTGTTAACGTCAATAATGTGGTACTAGAGAAGGTCTATAATGGACACGTGGTTAAGTACACTGACGGAGAAGAGGCTAAAGAGATCTTAATAAGACCAGAGACTACAGCTATTGTTCCAAGGGGAGGAGTCACTACTAACTCCTACACAAAGCAAATTATGAGAGATCTTGAAGCATCTAGATATTTCTGTGTTAATTCTTTGGAATCTATAGAAATATGTGAAAGTAAATACCTCACATCAAAAGTCCTTGATGAGGAAGGGCTTCCAACACCAAAATATGCTTTAGTTAATAGCACAAAGGGATTGGATAGAGCTCTTGAAGAAGTTGGGGGAGAATTTCCGGTAGTGATGAAGCTGTTGTCTGGTTCACAAGGTATTGGAGTTTCAATTGTAGACTCTTATGCATCTCTTAAGTCAGTCTACCAAACAATTCAAAAACTTGATCCTGATGGTGAAATACTTTTGCAGGAAAAGATCGATTCTGATTTCGATGTAAGGATTCAGGTAATAGTTAAAAAATTCGATCCTTTAAACCCGGGTGTAGAAAACTGCACAGTCCTAGGAGCAATGAAAAGGCAAGCAGTAGAGAAAGACTTTAGGACTAATTATACCTTAGGTGGAGAGGTTTCAGCTTATGAAACTAATGAGGAGATTGAAAAAATAGCTTGTGAAGCAGCAAACAGTGTATCTTGTAACTGGTGTGGCGTTGATATTATGATTGACTCTAAAACTGGCAAGCCATTTATACTTGAGGTAAATTCATCACCAGGAACGGAAGGAATATCTGAAGCTATCGGAAAACCGATCGTAGGAGATGTCTTGGATTATATTGTAGACAAGAAGAATTGGTCTCAGACTAAGTTGGAGGTAGGATATCTTGAAACTTTAGAAATTCCATCCATCGGAAAAATGGTAGCTAAATTTGATACAGGAAACGGTTCCACAGCATCTTCTATCCATGCTGATGAAATTGAAGAAAATGGAGACACTCTCAAATTCAAGATTGGTGAAAATGAGATTGAAGGAAAAATTGTTGGCAGAACCAAAACTGAAATAGGTAGGGATACAGACGAAAGACCCATTATAGAAATGGATATAGTTTTCAATGGCGTCAAGATTCCTAAAGTAAAAGTTGCACCAACAGACAGGATATCTAAAAGCACCCCGTTTTTAGCCAACCGGCCATTAATGAAAAAGCTTGGTGTTATGGTTAACCCTCACAAAGCTTTCGTGGTTTCTGACCAAGTTGATGGCTATTCACCAATGCAAGCAAAAGGAGATCCATATGGTGGAATAGAATTTATGTAAATTTTATACAAAAAGGATTAAATATATAGAATAGAAATAAAACCAATTATGGCAGAAGATAAAACAGAAAAAATCCAGGTCTTACTATCAACGGAAGACCTGGAAGAGCTTAGCAAAAAGATTTCTAAGAAAGCTTTAACCACAGGAGAACCCCCAGTTTCAATATCTCACTATGTGAGAGGGTTGATTAGAAGGGACCTGGGAAGATCTGCAGATAAGGATTAATCCCTGTTATTTACAAAATCTTCAAACCTCATTACTCTACCAGGTGATGAGGTTTCTTGTGGTTGCGGTGTTTCTGAAGAAATATCCTCCTGATGGCTAGTAATTTCAGCAGCGGGTTCTGGTGTATCCATAACATCTCCAGTTGCTTCTGGACTTGATGTTTCAATGGATGGCGTTTCTGTGCTGATATCAGCAACTTCTGAATCGCTTTCTTCGCTGTTCTCAAAATCGCTTACCTCGGGGGTAAGTTCGTCTGTGTTTGTTTCTTCCTGTGTTTCAAAATCGACCTGATCTTCGACCTTGATATCTTTTTCTTCTGTGGACATTTCAATTATGTTTTAAAGTTATTGAATATATATCATCTAAAATAAAAACTGTTTCGATTATGGATCTTATACAGGAATTTGACGACTTTATGTCAGATCTCTCGCTAACTCAGCCTGAGCAGGCTATGATAAGGAATTTTGTTAAAAAGTATGAGAAGTACTTTAAATTCCACGACCCCAGTGAATTTGAAAGCTCACTACAAAAGATTGTGGACGACGTAATGAGTCAGTATTCCTTTCCCCCTGAAAAAAGGCAAGATGTAGAAAATTACATAACTGGACTCCACGATATGTCGGACGGAATTTCAGTAATAATGTCTCCAGACCCACAACTCATATATAGAACCCAGCCTGATATGGTACAAACTATATTGATATAGCGGAATAATTAGAAAAATAAATCTATAATAAAACAAAACTCAAATTATGACAATAGAAGAATTTGATCTAGAACTAGAAAACAGCGAAAACATACTTGCGGATTTTTGGGCACCTTGGTGTGGCCCATGTAAAATGCTAGGACCCATAATTAACCAAATAGAGGAAGAAAATCCACTATTGAAAGTTATAAAAATAAACGTAGACGAATCTATGGAGCTTGCTTCAAAATACGGGATAAGAAGTATACCAACTATGATGATCTTTAAAAGCAAAGAAGGAATTGCTACGAAAACAGGAGCATTGCCTAAGGTAAAAGTGCAGGAATGGGTCGATGAAAATATCGTTAAATCCTAATGCAATTTTTGCAAGAGCTTGAAAAATATCTTAAAGAGAAGGAGGGTTTCCAAACCCACTTCTCTGATTTTTCACAGAAGCCCTCCGGCGAAGCTGTAGTTTACGTTGTTTGTAATTGTCCTGTTCACGGAAGAGGAACATTAAGGTGTAAATTTAACCAAGTAATGGGTGAGACAAAACTAATTTCGGTTAAGCCAATGGTAAGGCTTTCAGAGTCCCAATTTCCGTGGGACAGTACCATAAAGAGCGTCCATTCTCTATATAGTGGAATAGCAGGAGTCGGTGGTGTAGCTCACAGAACTGTTAATAATTCTCTTATTTAATTTTTTTTATTCGTTGCTTCCTGGTAGTTTTGTGGTATAATCCAAAATTGTATAAAATGGAAAACACAAAATATATGCTCCAAGAAGCAGGAGCAAAAGTAAATTCAGCTATTGGGGATATTGAAGATTTGACAATATCAAAGAATCACAGGGTAAATATTCTGGATGTCCTTGAGGAATTAAAAGCAGCTAGGGAAATAATTTACCATTTACAGGGTAATATTAATAGCAACACAGAGAGAGACTTCGTTAATAGGGAAACTGGAATGAAGGAACCTTTTGATATGAAATTCTAATAGAAACAAATATGAAGAAAGAATTCGAAAAATATGCATTGAGTGAGCATAATATTGGATCGCTTGACGTTCACAACTACACCAACTTAATTGAAAGTTCGCTAACACCTTACATTTTGGAAGAGAGGGAATTGAGAGTTACACAGATGGACATTTTCTCAAGATTGATGATGGATAGATTACTTTGGGTAGCTGGTCCGGTTAATGATAAAATGTCCACGATAGTTCAAGCACAGCTGATGTTCTTAGATTCAGTTCAAGAAAAAGACATTACAATGCATATCGATTCACCCGGTGGATCCGTTAAATCCGGCCTTTCTATGGTGGATGTAATGGATTATGTAAAATCCGACATTATAACGGTTAATACCGGGATGGCAGCCTCAATGGGATCTATTCTTTTAGGAGCGGGTACAAGAGGGAAAAGATATTCATTAAGATTCTCTAAAGTAATGCTTCACCAATCATCTGGAGGATTCTCTGGGAACATACAGGATGCTAAGATTGATTTCCAGGAATGGGAAAAGTATAACAAAATTCTTTTTGAACTTCTTGGTGGATATTGTGATAAGGATCCCGAACAAGTAAAAGAAGACGCCAGCCGTGATTTTTGGATGGATGCTGACGAGGCTGTTAAGTATGGTATTATTGACGAGATTATATCTTCCAAGAAAACATAAACCCGAATGGGAACAAATTACTATAGGATACCTTGTGAACAGGAAATGGAAGACCGAAAAGAGAGACTCCAGGTAAGACTAATTGGCTTAAAGCTTACCCCGGATCTTATCGAAAGGGGTTTTAGGTATATTAAAAATAACGAGCATTCTTGGGATGGTCTTTCTCCTTGGGATGAATTTACAGCAGATACAGTTGTACATCTGGGTAAACGAAGTATGGGTTGGAAATTCTGTTGGAACTTCCATGACGGAAAGTTTTACAGTAATAAACAAGAATTACTTGAGTTTATTCGTAAAGGAAGAGTTGTTGATGAATATGGTACTCAAATTGAGGTTGAAGAGTTCATCAAAATGGCTCTTACATGGGGTGAACCTGATGGTTTTATAGGGGATGCTGAATATTATAAAAACAATGAAAGGTCCTCGCTTTTCAACGACCCTAAACATTACGATAAGATAATTGATGAATTGAGAGTTTCATCATCAACAGAATTCTCATAATAAGGTCATTTGAAAAAAAGCATTGTAGATACTAGTGTACTAAACGGCGACCAAAGGGCTGCTTTCGGAAAACTTGTTAAATATCTGAACAACCCTAAAGACAGGTCTGTTTATGTTTTAAGAGGGTGGGCAGGAACAGGTAAAACCTTTTGTGTCAGTCTTCTTGTCAACTACCTACTGTCAGAGCTTCATTACAATAGAAATTGGTATAGAATAGCGGTTACTGGGCCAACAAATAAATCTGTAAGGGTTATTAGAAGATCCTCGGATATAAGTGATCCACGAGTTTCTTTCCAAACTATTCACAAACTTCTTGGATTAAAAGAAAAGATAACAAAGGAGGGAAAGCAAGAGTTTGTAAATGACCCTGGATTTCAACCTAAGATATCCAAAATTAAGCTTCTAATAATAGATGAGGTATCTATGCTTAATGATGATCTCTTCGAAAAAATAATTAAGCACAGGGAAAATATAAAGATAATATGCATGGGTGATCCTGCACAAATCCCACCGGTAGGAAAACCTGACTGTATCCCCTTTACTGAAGAGCTGGCTGAAGAGTATGGGATTGTAACAATAGATCTTAAAACCATCATGAGGCAGAAGTTGGATAACCCTATAATTAGCTCTTCTGTGAAGATAAGAGAGAACGTGAGGAATCTTAGTGTAGGCATACCTGCTGAAACGATCTTAAATGATACTGGGGAGGGCATAGATTTTTTAAATCTTGGTGACCCAGACACTAGAAAATCAATACCCAATATTATCGGCAATTATTTTAAGAGTGTTGATTTCCAGGAGGATTCAGAATATGCTAAGATAGTTGCCTGGAGAAATAAAACAGTCGCCACAATGAACAACCTGGTTCGAAGGGTAATTTACGGGGAAGATAATGTTGGTGATAAGATACTCCCAGGAGAAAAGCTTATTGTAAATAGTCCTTATATAGTAATGGGGATGGTGCTATTTAACACCAATGATGAATTTACAGTTAAGTCCTTCAAGATAAAGCACAAAAGGTTTAAAGCGGAGGACCTTGAGCTTTATATAAAGTACTATGAGACAAAGGTTTGGTTTTTGGATGACAACAACACTAAACACCAGGAAGTTCTAGAAATATTGCATGAGGATAGTGAATATGAATTTAGGAAGATTGCTAATATCCTAAAGAATATCGCGATCCAGAAAAAAGGAAAGGACAAGTCTTGGATAGAATACTACGATTTCCTTAGAGAATTCGCGGACGTGTCATACGCATATTGTATTACAGCACATAAATCCCAAGGCAGCACTTATGAAGTATCTTTTGTTATGGAGGACGACATAGATATGAACTGGGACGTGATTGAGAGAAATAGGATTAAGTACACAGCATATACAAGGGCAAGTAAAAAGTTGTACGTGCTGAAGAAATTCTAAATTTATTTTTTTAGCTCGATTTGGATTATTAGTTTTGCACTTGTCTTTAAAAGACGGAAACAAAACATTGCACTAGTTATATAGATTCCAAATACGTTTATTATGAAGCTCGCAGACGCACTTAGAACCAAGAACATCACCACGGAAAATGGGATGACAACCAACTCATCTTCTTTGAATGCTTGTGTAGATTTATTCTTCATGATTGGTGCTATGAGGGGACAGGATAAGCAAAGACTTATTGCAAACTTCTCACTTGCGTTTCACGAGGATCCACTTACAGCCATGAGAATTCTTTTTTGGGTAAGAGACATCAGAGGTGGAGCAGGAGAAAGACAGATCTTCAAGGACATTATTACATATTTAGCAAGCGACAACCCAGAGATACTAGGAAAAAACCTACATCTCATCCCAGAATATGGAAGATGGGACGATTTGCTTACTTTGATTGGCACCAAGCTCGAAGCACCTGCATTAGATCTAATAAAGAGTGGTCTCGAAAGCGAAAATGGACTTTGTGCTAAATGGATGCCTAGAAAGGGACCGGTAGCAAACAGACTAAGAAACTTCTTAGGATTCACACCTAAGCAATATAGAAAGACACTGGTTGGCCTCACAAATGTTGTCGAGCAGGCTATGTGTGCTAAAGATTGGGAGTCTATTGAGTATGGTAAGCTTCCTTCAGTAGCAGCAGCAAGATACACTAAGGCATTTCACAAAAACGATTCGGAGAGATATAATTTATATCTTGAGAAATTAAGGTCTGGCGAGGAAAAAGTAAATGCTTCTGCAGTCTATCCTTATGATGTGACCAAAACTCTCAAACACGGAGATGCAGACTTTGCCTCTGAGCAATGGAAAGCACTTCCTGATTACATGGAGGGGAGCGAGGAAAGAATTCTTCCAGTCGTTGACACCTCGGGTTCAATGATGACACCCGCTGGTGGAAATTCTAATGTTACTTGCTTGGATGTTGCAATCTCTTTAGGGATGTACATTTCTGAAAGAAACGAGGGAGCGTTTAAGGACTCTTTTGTAACTTTCTCTGCTAACCCAGAGATTCAAATACTGAAGGGTGATTTAAAGTCGAGGTTTTCGCAATTATCTAGAGCTGCTTGGGGTATGAACACGGATCTCCAAAAGACCTTTTCGCATATATTGGATCAGGCAGTTAAAAACTCTGTACCTGCATCTGAAATGCCAACGAAGATATTGATCCTCTCTGACATGGAATTCGACAGTGCGACATTTATGTCTTACTCTTATTGGAATAAAACTGATCAGGTAGAATGGAATCCTACTGCACAGGAAATGGTCAGAGGGATGTATGCTGAAGCTGGATACTCAATGCCTTCCATCATCTACTGGAATATCCAATCCCGAGGTGGTAATGTGCCGGTTTCTTTCACCGAATCTGGTACAGCTTTGGTAAGCGGTTTCTCGCCGGCAATTCTTAAAAGCATTTGCAAAGGTGAAATTATATCGCCACTTCAGGTGATGAACGAAACTATTCTTTCTGAAAGGTATAAAGACATTATAATTTAATTCAAGGTGGCAGATATAGATATTGACCCAGAAGATTATTGGTATTCATGCTCCGAATCAGAAAGGGATGAGTTAGCAAAAACGGTAGTTCAGGAAGGATATATTTCAGACCTACTTCTTGAGATGGTTAAAAAGGGTGGAACCTCATTGTTTCAACCTGAAACTTACACTGAGCAAGAAATTGTAAGGTTATTTAATGCCATTTGGGACAGTAAAAGATTTATCGAGCAAAAGCACATTGACGAAATATTCAAAAGCTTGAGGGAGCAAAGAGTTCTTTGAAAATATTAGGTTTCTTACAGCAATTTTTTATACTATCCAATAAGTGTTATATAAAAAGAAACCTGTGAAAGGATCGGTACAGCAAACCTATTCTATACTAGATGAAGAGTTAGTTGTAGTACAGCGCAAGCTTACTCTCTAACGAGACCCGGAGATCAGTGACCTGGTTCAAAACTAAAATCACGACGTCAACTTCTCATTGGCGTAAAGAGAGATATAGCTGCAGAGCCGAATAATACTAATCACGATCCTGTTTTTAAATCCCCATTTCTTATGATTTGGGGATTTTTTTTGGAAACAACCTTGA